ACTGATCACGGCATCGCACCACCGCTGCCCGGCGTGTGACATCCGACGCGGGGCACGAACACCTGCCCCTCGGCACAGCCGCCCGACCCACGATTGCTGTAACTCTCGGCCTGTGCTGCACTGATCGTCGGCATGGCAATGGCGGCTGGCAGTGCGGGCTTGTCGTAGGTGATCGCATTCGGGTCGGGCGCGGGCGCGCTTTGGGCGGCGACCGCCGTGGCGTACAGCGCATCGGCCTCTGCTGGACTGTTCGCCACGTTCGGGTTGTCGATCGGCGCGGACACGGGCGCGGGGTTGGTGGTGGTGGTACGTCCGCCGCCGGTCGTGCTCGGGCGCTGGGTGGCGATGATGACGGTGGTTGGCGCGGGTACATAGCTGCTCAGCGCCTTCTGGGCGTAGGGCAGCGCGGCAACGAGCAGGATGGCCCCGACGGCGATCAGGATCAGGATCAGCAGCGTGCTCAGGAGGTTGCTGCGATGCGGGCGCTCGTTGCGGAGCGAGGCGGCGACAAGCGTGCGGTATTCTTCGTCACTCATTTGGTGCATGTGTTAAAATCTCCTTGATCGGATAACTGCTCACACGGTTCGAAGATCACCCGGCCTGCGTGTGTTTCGAGCGCACGCGGGCCATTACGATTCTGCTCCTGCCGCCTTTTCGATATCTGATCGCAGGAACAAAATGCGACGTTGACGCTGGGTGCGTGTACGCGTTTCAACACGCGCTGTAACCTTCCCATCGCGCTTCCACCGCATCAACGTGTCGCGCGTTTTGCCCGTGATTCGCATTGCTTCTGTGATATCTACTTCGTCAGCGGCAGGGGTTTGTTCTGTCATTGTGGGCATCACCACCTTTCTACATCGAATTGTAGAATAATACAACCCGATGTATGATTTGTCAACCCCCTACGCACAAAACACCTGCCCCTGCCAGCACAGCGCCGCAATGGCCCCATCGTCGCCTTTCCAGATCGCGACGACATACGTATCCCAGTCGGACGCGTCCATCAGCGCGTGGGCGGCGGCGAGCGCGGCCTGCCAGTCGGCGACGGTCACATCGTCGGGGCGCGGATCGGTGAGCTTGCCGACGCGGTAGGTGGTCATAGCGGGCCTTTGCGCATCTCGTGTTGGCGCTCAACTTCTTCGGCATCGGCGTCTAGTTCCGTGTCGTCGTCGTCACTCTCATGTCCGCCCCATTCCAAGAGAAACGACACAAGACCAGATCTATCATTCCAGCCCCCTTGAATGTTCATCGACAGATCACAGAACGAGCCGGTATCCATATCGGCAGCGCTGGCGGCCTCAGCGGTACGCCGAAGGTAGTCACGTTGCTGTTGTGTGATCATTGCTTTCCTCTTTCAGCGGCGCATCGTAGGCGTACAGTGCGTCGTCAATGGTGCCATTGTCGTGCGTGCGTGCGGCCTCCACGACCGCTTTGGCGCGATTGTAGCGAATGGTGAACGGCGCACCGGGATGATCGACCGTCTCCACGATGCGAAACAAGGCGAGCGCATCCTGATCGGTTGAATCCTCCGCGAAGAGGCGACGCGCCAGCCCGCGTATAGCGGCGTAGTCGGCCTGTGCGCACTTCAACTCCTCCCGCACCTGCGCCAACTCCCCCGCGCCCGCCTGCGGCTCGCTGAGTAGGCGATGGACTGCGCGCCAAGCCGCATGCGCCGACGCGGGAGGCTGCGTGTCAACCAGCGCCGTCGCCGCCACGAGCAGCAGCGCCGCCTCGGCCCAGCGCGACGCGGGGTACACGGCGGTCACAGCGTCTTCGCTTCCTGACACGCCGCCGATTCACTGACGCACCACCCTGTCGCCCGCCCATCGGGATGATGCAGCTTGTAGCCCTTCCCCACCACCACCGTCCAATGCCAGCCCGCCGCGATGAACGTCCCAAGTCCTGTACTCGCCGCTCTCCCGGCCCTCGGCAGCGTGGGCCGTGCGTCTCGGGGGCGCACAGCGGGCTTGGCGGGGCGTTTCTGCGCGGTGGTGGTGGTGGGGTCGCCAGCGATGCGCTTGATCAGCGCCGCGTCGCGTTTCGGGTCGAGTTGAATGCTCATCGCGCGGCTCTCCCTGACTCTGTCAACACGTACACGTCACGATCCTGCATATACAGCCCCATTTGCGGGCGGGTGTGGTCGAACGCCACCAGTCCCCGCGCCAGCAGTCGCTTGCACGCATCGGCCCCGACACGCCCGCTCCATGTGGTGTCGCCCTCTTCGAGAATAACTGACCACATGCCATTGTCATCGCAGAGACGTGCGCCGCTCTGCATGGGTGCTAGGATGGCGCGCTGGTTCTTTCCGAGATTCATCGCTCTCTCCTTCGTTGCTCATCGTTCGGCAGGCGCGCCGCGTGGCGATCGAGGAACTCCACGAGGGCGAGGTGGGCGGTGGTCTCGCTCATGGTGTCCTCACGCGTACGGTATAGTCACGCACGCGCGTGCGCTCGGCTGGGTCGTCGGCGATCTTCAGCTCAGCCACGACCACCACCTGCACCTCAACCGACGCCGCACAGTCGATCGCGATCTGCTGAATGGTCTGCTCCATATCGCGGATGAGATCACGCCCCATCACGCGCCCGCCAATGTAGCTCTCAATGTACGCCCCGAGCGTCTCAATCTCTAAGAACCAGTCACGCGCCACGTAGCGCACAATCAGCACTGATCCTGGCTGTGGGTTGCCGCTCACTGGGCACATGCACGGCAAGTCAAAGCGGTGCTCGCTCTCGGTCTGGAGTGCGGTCGGGTGATAGTTTGGCTGAACACCGATCATGGTAGCTCCATTCGATACTGATAGGCGCGCCGGGTCACGACCTGGCGGTCAATCCGCCGCGCGAACGACTCGGCCTCACGCCAGCTATTGGCATCGCGCTTCTCGCGCCGTGCCGCGTAGCTCCACGCCATTGAGTCGGCGCTGTGCAGGCAGGCGCGCACGGTGCTGTTCTTATACCCATCTTTTGTTGTTTGCAACATTGGAAATAAGCGCCTCTGATATACTCAGCTCCGCCGCTATTTCACGGAGCAACGCCCCCGCTGCTCTCATCTCGCGAATACGAACAGCCAGGGCGGGGGTGAGCTTTGCGTGATTATTATGCTCCCTTGTTTGATTTGATCGCCCCTTGCGCACCTTATCTTGCATATTCTCAAGCGGAGTTCCGAGAAATAAATGTTTCGGGTTTACGCAAGACGGGTTGTCGCAAGAGTGAAGTACGAGCATTTCACTAGGAATGTCCCCATAGAGCAACATCCACACTAAACGATGCGCCTTTCGCGTGCGCCCTGGCGTCATTCCATACGTTCCGTATCCATCTTTATCCTTGGTGCCTGTCCATACCCAACACCCTTCAGTGCGGTTTACTTTTTGCCAAAATGCATCTTTGTCCATTACATACCCTCTAATTTATGTTGATATACGTGGGTACGCGTGCGTTGCGTAGCGATTGCTGTAGCAAATGCCGCCGCCTCCTGCCAGCTGTTTGCGTCGCGCCCTTCGCGACGTGCGGCGTAGCTCCACGCCATACTGTCGGCACTATACACGAGTGATCTGACAAGCGAACTTTCCAGTGCTGTTTTTTTCAGGCCAAAAGCATGGAGACGCAGATCAGGTCGCTCACCTTTAATGGCAAGGAAAATCTCTGCAATCGCATCAACATTGGCGTTGCGTTTGCACACGCTGCCGACCCCGACCCATTGCCCGTACCGCAGACGCTCACCATACTGCGCGATGTGCGCCACATACTCGGCTGGCGCGAACCCTTGCAGCACGGGCAAGATGTAGGTCGCTGGCACGAGCGCCCTGATTGCGTCATAGCGCTCAATCGTCAGTCGCTGGTGCGCTGGCACACTCAGCCCTGTCCGTGCGAGGATAAACGGCTCACACATATAATCCTGGCTACTGGCTGCTACAAGCTTCCCACAGCCCGCCCAGCGGCGGATCTGCGCCGCGTACACGGCTGGCGCGTGTCGGTAGTGCCCGTAGTCGCGCAGTTCCGTAAACGCAGCCGAGTCGAGCATCCACTCACCGACCCGAAAATCCGACACCCGATCACGAAGACGGTTCACGCTGACCATGCATCGTTCGAAGTGATGTGCATCGCTCGGCTGATGAAGGCCAACATAGAACTGCATCGTCTCTCCCATCGCGTTCATCGCTTCCCAGCGCCGCGCCCGTCCGCGTGGTGCGCCGTGGGGGCGGTGGGCGGCTTATATAAAACACATCCCAAGGCCGCACTGCCGCGCTGGGCCTTTGCGGTCTTCAACGGCCAAATCTGCCTCACGAAGTGGTACGCGGCTATGGTGCAGCCACACACCCGTACCGCCCTTAAATAAATCCTCTTCTCGGATTTCCTCATCGAGTACGCACGCCAGTTCAAACTCATCGGGCCGATTGTCGCGAATCTCGCACCATTCGGCATTATCCAGATTGGCGCACATGTAGCAGGCGCTGGATGTCGGATCAGGCCATCCGGCAGCGCGCACAATTGCGCGAATATCCGCCTTTGTCAGCATCATCTCAACAAGCGGAAACCAGCGCGCCGTGGGGTCTTTAATGCGCTTGCGCTCATCGAACGTGAAACCGATCCAATGGCGCACGTCTTTCGGATGTCCGAGATACCGCGCAACAACCCGCTGCTTCCACTCGTTTGAGCAGAACGCCGGAAGCTTGCCGGTCAACGTATAGGCTGGCAACAAGAGATCGCCCTGATGACTGTAGATATCGACTTTCGCCAATGCACGCGGTGCAACCTCAATATCGAGTCCGATCGCCTGCATGCGCGGGCGGGCCGTGCGCTCTAGGTACTCCCAGGTACTCCCCTTTTCGCGTCCGGTGTCGGCGATGATGATTCGATCGGGACGTGGCAACTTGCCTTGCTCAATCAGCACGAGCATGCCGGTGGTCTGCCACCCCCCCCCATAATTAAGAATTTGTAGTGTCATCGTTCCTCCATCCTCAATCGCGCCAGCTTCACGAACCGCCGCCCGTCCCCGCGCACGACCTCGATCCGCGCCGTCTTCTTGCGGATGTCCAGGATCGTCACCGTGGTCGCGTAGGCGCGCTCGGGGCGGCGCTGCGGCGTGGGGTGCCAGGTGGCGCGGGTGGGCATGGGCGGCGTCCTCTCATGATAGGGGTTCATTCTGGGGTGCATTACACTTGGAATGGCTGTGTTTTACTTGGATCTACTAGGAAGGGATATCGGGGGTTTAGGCGATGTAGACGCCTAACAGGGGGTTGGAAAGAGGATAGCCCGCGTGTCTGAAAAACACGAGGTCACCGGATCGTGCCCGGTCCTTGGCACCTTTTCCTAATCACCCAAACCCCTGACGCCTCAGAGTGAACACCCAGCCTACTGGGGTTCATTCTGGGGTGAACCGCCCCTTGGTCTTCCCCTCGACTGACGTTCCTTTTGAAACCGCTCAATCTCGTCATCGCCTACCCACAAGTCGCGCCCACGCTTCTCGGCTTTCAGTTTGCCTGTCGAAATAAGTTGCCGCACAGATGCCGCATTCTTGAATCCTAGCTTCTGCGCGGTTTCTTTGGTTGAAAACATAGATCCTCGTGTGATGGACGCTGGGAGATTCGCACTCCCTGCCTCCTTGATAGGAGGATGTCTAGCTAGTCCATATCGGGATTGCTTACCCGACCTTGCGCCCATGTCCCGTATACGCGTATTATATACCCTAGAGATCAAATTTACAACAGGTATATAGGGTTCTGGGCAGTTCACGAGAGGTCATTTCTTCTTCTCCATCCCCTTACGCTTGCGCTCCATGGTCGGGACGCTGTAAATCTCAGCGGTCATCTTAACGCCCGCGTGTCCGGCCATCGCCGCCGCCACCTCGATATCCATGCCACCTTCGCGCATGGTCGTGATCGAGAACTTGCGCAGGGAGTGCAGGACGTAGCCGTCCAGGCCAAGCCGCTGGCAGGTGCGCCGGAAATGCTGGGTCACGCTATTTGGCTGCCGCCGTTCGCCGTTCTTGCCAGGGAACACCAGGTCATCGGGCCGCATCGCACCGACGCGCACGCATTGCTCGCGTAGGAGCGTGATCGAGGTGTCCGACACCGGCAGTTCGCGCTTCCCGGCTTCGCTCTTGGGGGTTGTGATCGCGGTCTGGTTCGTGACCGGGTTGCGTGTCACCTGCTGCGCAATACGGATGGTTTTGTGCTCAAAGTCGATATCTTTGCGTCGCAATCCCAGGCCTTCGCCGCGACGCGGGCCAAGCTCGGACAGCAGCACGTAGTACACGTACAGGCCATGCATATGATCGAGGCGCTGCACTTCCTCAAGAAAGCGTGTCATCTGTTCGGCTGTGAAGATCTTGGCCTGGATCGGCGCGTCATCGATCACATACTCTGCGCCCGCGCGCTGAGTCGGCACTTTCACGCCGGCAGCCGGGTTGTTCTCCAGCGGATCGGGTACCGCGCTCTCCAGTGCCCGCCGGAGCAGACCAAGTGCCTGCTTAATCGAGCTGCGCGCCCAGTAGTGTCCATCCTCTTTCGGATCGTTCATCATCCCGTTAACCCAGGCAATGACGTGGCGGCGCTTGATCGTGTCAATCGGCCAGTCGCCAAGGGTTGGGAAGATATACAGGTCGGCGCGCTTGTGGTAGTCGTCGCGTGTTGACTGCTTGCCCGTGACCTCCGTATCGATATAGGCATCCATGAGCGTGCGGAGCGTAATCCCCGCACCTTTCACGTCAATCCCAGAGGTCACCTTATCTCTCACTTCGGCAAATCGAACGCGCGCCGCTTCTTCGTCGCGGTCTTTGACCCGGTACGTTTCGCCGCCGTAGCGGAGCGTCCATTGGTGCTGCTTTGTTTTTTTGTCGTAGTAATAGGTGCCTTGGTGCTTTTCGCGTCGAGTCGTTCTTTTACGGGCCATGTTGTTTTTCCTTCTAACAAATCAAGGATGCTCAACACGGTAATGCGCGTGCCGACCTGACGGAGTACGCCCGCGCGGCACATCTGACGAATGGTTTCGTGGGAGTAGCGCAGTATAGCACACGCCTCTGCCGCAAAGACCAGCGTCATCTGTTGCCAGCCGTCGATCTGTGGTGCGTCACTCATGATTGCGTTCCTTCATCTCTTGCGCAATCGCCTCCCGCAGCAGCCGCGCCAGCAGCGCCGCGTCGACCTCGGCGATTGCGCGGGCGGCCTGGAGGGCGGCGCGGGCCTGGGCCTCCGGTGTCCAGCAGTGGGGGCAGGTCATGGTGTCACCTCGAACATAGGCCCATAGCCAAGCCGATCAACGCACACCTGATTGAGCCACAGCACTTCGATGCGGGTGTTGCCCTTTTCGGCCTGTGTCGTGCGCTCGTGCGTCTGCCAATGGGCAAGTCGGTCATCGTAGAGTGGGCAATGATAACCACTGAGCACGACCGGACCAGGATGCGCGTCGAGTGCGTCGAGTAAAGCACTGTGATCGGCGTCGGTCATCTCATGTGCGTAAATGGCATGGCTACGAGTCGAAAGTACATAGGGCGGGTCGCAATACAGCACGACGTTTTCGCCAGAGTACCGCCCAATGAGATCGAGTGCAGGACAATTCTCTATCTCGGTGTGCTGTAGGCGCTTTGTCACGCGTAATAGGCGTGCAGGCAATTTGCGCCAAAGGTCTACGGTTGTCGCCTCTCCACGAAAACCAACTTGCCGCCACCCTTGGTTTTTGCTGTTTTCACGAGTCCGTGTTCCATGCATTTGCCATGTGTTCACAAGAAAACGGCGGGCGCGTTCCATGGGACTTTCAGCGGGAACGGAACTTGCGTCATACTCTTCGCGTGACCATGGCGTCATCTCGATCAGGGCCGCAAGTCGATCTCCGTCGTCGCGAATAACGCGGAAAAGATTGCACACATCACCTGACAGATCATTGACAATCTCATGCCTGGCGAGTGGCTTGTTAAACAACACAACCCCGCTGCCGAAATACGGCTCAACATAGTGCGTATGTACAGGGAAATGCGATACCACCCACTCCGCAACACGCGCCTTGCTTCCTGGGTACTTAAGAATCGGCTTCATCGGTTTTTGCATCGCCTCTCCCGCCCCATCCGCGACCGCCCGCGACGGTCGCGCACGCTCCTGGCGCTCCAGCCACGCCTCTAGGCTGGCGGTGCTGCCGAACGCGGCCGGCGAACCGTTGCCCAGCAGCTCCCAGCCATCAGCGGCGGGCTGCACGGCCCAGCCCAGGCGGCGGCAGCGGTCGATGAGGGTGTCGGTTGTGTCGTTGTGCGTTGTCATAGCATGCTCACTTGCTCGGGTTGCTTGAGTGTGTCAATCGCTTCCAACAGTTCCTTGCGGCGCTTGCTCGCGTTGATCGCGTGCGGATAGGTCGCGCCGAGTCGGTCGTGCATATTGGCATCAACCGTGATCGTCTTGATTTGTTGGCGGATCGCCTCGATCCCAATCTTGCGGGCCTGTGTGTGCGTCATCGCTCCAGCCCCCGCACCGTCGCCGCGTAGTCGCAGCCACGCGCCGCGCAGTTAGTCCAGGTCATCATCGCTCACCTCGATTTCTTCCACGACACGCTCACCGCGCCGGCGCTTCAGCCACGGATGCACCTGCGGGCGGGGCAGCGTCGTCACTTGGTGCATCACCTCCAAACTACCGTGTGCGTGCGCCCAGGACGCGAACGATCGGAGCATATACAGCCACGCCTCAGCCTCGCACCAATCGGGGCATCCAAGCGTGCTCAGCGCCTCGGAGACGGCGCTTGTGTGGCTGGTCTCGCTAATGGCGAGCTTGCGCAGTCCGATCCAGATCGCCGCCTCAACCTTGCGGCTGGCGTCGTAGTGCGTGGCCAGGCTCGCGCGGGTGATCAAGGCTGACGTTGCGGTGGTGGTGGTGTTCTTGCGCATGCTAGTACCCCTCAGGCGAACGGTACGTGAGATCGCTGAATGTGGTTGTGCAGGCGTCGAAGCGGAGCGGCACCACGCCCACAGGGCCGTTGCGGTGCTTAGCGATGTGCAGTTCGGCAATGCCCTTCTTGTCGGTCTCTGTGTCGTATAATTCTTCCCGATAGAGAAACATCACGATATCCGCATCTTGCTCGATGCCGCCCGACTCACGAAGGTCGGAGAGCATTGGAATATGGCTCGTACGGCTCTCAACGGCCCGGCTGAGTTGCGCCAGCGCGACGATCGGGCAATGCAACTCCTTGGCCAGTGCTTTCAGATCGCGACTGATTGCGCTGACCACCTGCACCCGATCATCGGCGCGCATCCCCGGCGCGGTCATCAGTTGTAAATAATCGACAAACAACACAATCGGCTGCCCGTGCTCGGCAACGTGTCGGTAAGCGGCATTGCGGATATACGCCACGCTCACCGCTGGCGTGTCATCAATAAAAATCGGCAGCTGCGACAGGTGGGTGAGCGATTCCATAAACGCACGGCTATCGCGCTCGCTCATGTGCAGCGTACGGATGCGGTGGCTGTCGATCTTGGCGTGTGAGGCAACCATGCGCTGAATGAGCTGATCGCGGCTCATCTCCAAACTGAACACCAGCGCCGACCGCTGATCACACACGCCGAGCGCCATGCCACTCATGAGCGCCGACTTACCGACACCCGGCCGCGCAGCCAGGATAATGACATCGCTATCCTGCAATCCACCGGTAATCTCATCGAGGTCGCGGTAGTGCGTACACACGCCGAACGCCGGGCCGGGATCGTCGCTGGTGGCTTTTGCCATCCGCTCATACTGGTGATCGACCAAGACGCTCATCGGCAGCAGGCCGGTTTTGACCGTGCGCAGCTGGATGGCGGCAATGGCCTGCTGTGCGCTACCGAGCGCGGCATCGGTCGTGAGCCGGTCATCGTACCCAAGCGCGGCAATCTGCCCGCCGGCCGCGACCAGCTGGCGCAACAGCGCGCAGCGCTCGACCTCCCGAGCGTAATACTCGACGTGATAGCTGGTCGGCACGGCGTCGGTCAAGTCGGACAGATAGACCACCCCGCCCACATCGTCCAACTGCCCGCGCCGCCGCAACTCATCGGCCACGGTGCGCGTATCGGGCGGCACGCGATTCGCATACAGATGCGCAATCGCCGCGTACACCTGTCCGTGCCGGGCCATGTAAAACAGCTCTGCCGTCAGCCAGGGCGCGACCATCACGATCGCATCGCGATTCACCAGGAGCGATCCAAGCGTCGCCCGCTCGGCTTCGATATTTGCAGGAAGTTCAGGATGGAGCATCGGAACGATTCCTCTCATTCAAAAGCCGTGCAAGGTCTTTTCGGCTTATCGCCTGGTCTGGGACATTGGGCTTGGTTGCAACCAGCGGCGCGGACGGACTGGCGCGGGCGGTCGGTGTCACGTAGGGCGGCGCGCAATCCATCAGCCGGCGGGCAATCCGGTCCAGGTTGTGCGGCTCGCGCGGGTCGAGCATTTGCTCAACCGCCGTGCGAATAGCGTCAAGGGCCGGACGATCAGACATCGCCACATATTGCCCCGCGATTTTCCGTGCGGCTAAAATTCCGTAATGCCCTAACAGTTTCCGCACTTCCTGCTCGTAGGAAAGAGCCTCACCACCACCACCACCGTTTTGCGTTGGTGGTGGTGGATCTATACTTGGATCATGGTGGATCTCGTTTTTTACAATTGGCGTTTCAAGCGATTGAGACGCCTCAAACTCTGGTTGTTTTGTGTCTAGTAATGTACCCCTTTTATTGGACTGTAGTACCCCTTTTAGTGGGATCACTTTACCCCTTTTATCGTCAGGAATAGGGGTACTGTCTTGCCCCTTTTGTTGTGCCGAAAAGGGGTTTTCTAGTACCCCTTTTAGTTGTGCGATCTGTAAGTCGTTTAGTCCGACTAAAATCGCGAAGCGGGTAACGTGCCCGCGCCCGCGTCCAGCGATTTTATACAGTTCGCCCGACTCGATCACCTTGTCAATCAGCTTGTCGGTGTAGTCTTCCGACTCGTTGATCATCTTGGCGATATATGCCTTGCCTGGGTAGGCGATGCCGCGTTGATCGGCGACATCAGCTAAGAGCACGAGCAGGCAGCGCGCCGCGCCGCGTAGCTGGGAGTGTTCCCAAACTCGATGAAGAACTGCGTTTGCCATGAGTCGATTCCTACACTGAAACGTCGGAGAAGGACGTTAGGCGGTTTGCTTCTTCGTGTTCTGATACTGGCACCAGCGCACCATGCCGCGCGCGATGCGGATTACATCGGCGACGTTGGTGCATGTCCTGGTGCATCCCCACTGGCGTGAGACGGCAAACATCCGCCCCGGCCCGCGCACAATCAGCTTGTAGCCGTAGGCGAGCAGGTCATCGGGTAGTTGCTGGTCGGTTGTCATCGCCCCACCTTCGCATCCTGCAATTGCCGCAGCCAGTCCGGCGCCCGCTCGTCGTGCGTGTCATCGAATGGCAGCAGCCCCGCCGACGTGCGGCACAGGCTGTCCATCCATGCCGCGTGGATCGTGTCGAGCAGCGCGGTCATCTCTGGCGTGCTGGCGCGGTAGTAGCCGTACTGCTGTTCGGTGCGCCCGGCGGCGTAGATCTCAACCAGCTTGGCGAGCGTGGCGGTGGCGTCGGTGTCGAGTGTGTGCGTTGTCATGCTGCCTCCAAGTACACGCGCAGGTCGGCGCACGACTTGCGCAGCACCTTCTTGGCCTCCGCCTCGATTTGCCGCACGCGCTCGCGGGTCAACCCCAGCACCACGCCCGTTTCGTCCAGCGTGTGATGCGTGCCGTCCTCTAGTCCATAGCGGAACCGCAGCAGGCGCTTGGCGCGTGCGGGAAGCGTGTTGAGCGCCGTTTCCAGCCCCGCACGGAGGTCATCGTGGGCCGGCGCATCACTAAACTCCTGCGATGGCGCTGCAAGGACATTTGCGTAGTATCGGTTCGTGTCCTCGCTGCTGGGGAGTGGCGCGTCGAGGCTCGTGACATCCTTCGTGCCTTCGATCACGCGGTTGACCTTGCTCAGCGGCCAGCCGAGCGCGTCCGCCAGTTCCTGGCGGGTCGGCGTGTGATCGAATTGATTGAGCGCTTTGCGCAACAGTCGCAGCGACTCGGACACATGCACCGGCACGCGGATGGCGCGCACTTGGTCATCGAGCGCCCGCTGAATGCCCTGTTTGATCCACGGCACGGCATAGGTGCTGAACTTCGTCCCGCGCTCCAGGCTGAACTTATCAACCGCCGTCAGCAGGCCGATATTGCCGAGCTGGATAAGGTCATCGAAATCAAGCCCGCGTCGGGTGAACTTCTTGGCAACGCTGGCCACCAGCCGCAGATTCGCGCAGATGAATCGCTCGGTCGCGTCCGTGTCGCCCGCCTTGATCTGTGCCATCAGCGCCCGCTCCTCGGCGGTGCTCAGCAGCGGCGTCTCGCCAATGCGGGTGAGGTACTGCGATGTGGTGTCGCGCAGGCCGGAATGGGGTATACTAGATTCGCTCATGGTTGACTCTCCTGTAGTCGATTGTGGGCCGTGCCACGGGCGTGCGTAGCGCCGCGTGGCTTCGTGCTACTCTGTGCTTTTGGTCGGCCGCGCCATTTCCAGGACGTGCTTGCCGTAGGCGGCGGCCAGTTGGACTTTCACGGCGAGCTTTTCCACAAGAACGGGATCGATCCGCGCCTGCGCTTCAATCATCCGTCCGAGCTTGGCGAGATCCTCAAAATAGGCGATGGCGTCCGCTCGTTCTTGCTCCGCGTCGTCTGGCCATCGTCGCGTTCGTGCCATGTCTAGTCCTCCGGGAAATCGCGCAGTACACGCGCACGTTCAGCAGGGCGCGCGAGCCACTGCGCGATCTCCCCGATGATGATCGGCGTCCCCCCGACGATGAACGACCGTACCACCCGCCACTGCTGCGCTTGCCAGTCGCCGCTGTTCAGTGCGCCTTGCGCCTGCGCGTGGACGAGGCAGACCAGCGTGCCGGCCACGACCTGCACCCATGTGAAGTCGGGCTCAAACTCTTTGTGTCGCGCCAGCCAGAAGGCCCAGGCGCTGGTGGTGGTGATCAGCGCGCAATCGAGTGCGACGCTGGTTCGTGCTGGATGCATAGAAACGTCCCTTTATCGTATGTGGTTCGGTTTGAGCGGTCGGCTGTGGCCGCCTATACTGGTATGGGTAGTAATCTACTCCGCCCACCCGACCGGCGCGAACGCCACGTCCAGCACGGCCACGGTCGGTGTAGCGGGCCTCACCACCCACGCGACCGCCCGGCCCGCGTCGATGTCGGCCTGGTGATATACATCAAGATCCTGATCGTCGGCGATGAAGAATCGTCCAGCGTTCTCGATCACGTGCTTGCGCACGCCAGTGATGTTCGCCCAATTGTGCGCCGCGACATGCGCGTTGAGGCGCGCGGCGGCGAGATCGGCGGTGGGCGGGGCGGGCTCGATGCGGTGGGTCATGGCGGTGTGGCTCCTATGGGTTACTGACGAGCGGCGCGTCTACGTGCCTGGTTGACAAGAGATTTCTTTCGATGATCGCAGTTGTAGCCGTACTCAGGCTGGGTCGCGCGGTAAAAACGGATCCAGAACCGCTCCATGTCGTAGAGCCACGCCAGCGCTATCGGAAGGGTAGGAAAGCTCATTTTGTGCTCGACCAGTAGCGCGGTTGTAAATGCCGATTCGCCGTAGTCATTCCAGTCGGATTGAAGCGCCTTGTTGATGTGTGTGCCTCTGCGTAACCTGTTGCGGTGGTCGGTGATCCGCTGATCGACATTCTCCGAAGCGCCGATATAGATCCGATAATTGCGCTCATTCAGGATGTAGTAAATGCCTGCGATCATAAAAACATCTCTCAATAAAATACCTCATAGGGTAATTATATACCCTATGAGGTACGTTGTCAAGAAGATGTTTGCGCTGGGTGTCGACTGATTAACAGGGTTGCTAGTACGCGATCGAGGGGCGTGAAGTGGCCGTTTTGCCAGCGACTGATATGCTTCGGGAAGATGCCGAGCGCGGCGGCCAGTTCTTTGTCGGTTTTGAGGTTGCGACGATCGCGCTCTTCCGCGATGGCGCGGCGAACCTCGGCAGTTAGGGGATCATCGATCATCGTGTTCCTCATAGGGTATAAAGATGCCATATGAGGAATTGTATACCCTATGAGGACGGTTGTCAATCCCTCTGGGGTATTTACAAAAGAGACAGGAGAGGATACCATGGGGGGTATGGGAGTAGTAGCAGTCGGCGCGTATGTCCGCACGCTCGCGGATCTACAGCGGATCACCTATGCTGAGGTTGCGGAGATAGCAGGCGTGCAGCCGAAGTATATTTGGCGTCTCGAAAATAAAAAAATCAAAGAGCCGTCAGCGCGTGTGTTGCGGTTATTGAATGCGGCTGTGCGCGGGTCGTGGGACGATATTGGGGAGTTGATCGCAAGTAAGTCCGCAGATGAAATCGACGGGCGGACACGTGCGCTTGCGTGGGCAGCTCGTGAAGGGTTACTTACTCCCAGTGGGCGCGCTGCAATAGAACAGGCGAATCCCGATGATCTTGATCGGGCTGCTGAGATGCTTCGTCAGCGGGCCGCAATTCTTCGAGGAATGTAGCTGCTTGCTCAAATGCATGGGCAAGCATTGCCCTTTCGATGAGTGCCCAACTGGGAAGCGCGCCGCCAAGCACGGTGATCGATGCAACCCAGTACACGACGCCGCCAGCGACATACAGAAGTATTCCAATAGCCATAGCTGCAACGCAAAAGAGCGTTTTCGCGCGGCGTTGCGGATTGGAATCTTCACGAAAGAGGGCGTGGCCTACCAGTAGTCGCAACATCATCAGTGATCCTCTTGAGTAGCGTCGGTGGGCGGTGTGCGAAGCACAGAGTCCAGGGGCGCGCGATCGGCGCAGGCCGCGCCAGGCGCAAAGGTGAGAGTAAGGAAGTTAAAAAAGTATAGTCCTCGATTATGTCACCGTCAAGTTAGGGTCTGGTTAAAACGCGCACTTTCCTGACACGGACTTGCTTGTTTCCCTTACAACACATATGTACTAAAACTCAGGAAGAACATTACACCATACGCATGCATTCGTAGTCAAGGGGTTAAAACGGTTGTAATGATCCGCTAATCTGATTTCGCATGTGTTCACAATTCCCGGCCATGTTCGCCGGTTCTCATAGCACACACTGTAGCACGAAGGAGAACCGATGAAACGCCTCGCACTTCTGGTTTTCATGGCTGCGCTCGTCACGAGCTGTGGCAGCACAGCACCGGAAGCACCAGTTGTTGTTGCGCCGACGAACGCACCAGCGCCGACTGTAGCGCCCACAGAAGTACCGTCGCCCGTACCGCTGGATAAGGTTGATCTCTCAGCCATCCTAAAAGCAGTTACGGCGTTTCCTAAGGGGCTTACGGGCGGCGAGATCGGAACCGGACTTTCCGAGAACGCTGGGCAGGCGCTCGGGCCAGGCATGATTAATGCGGCGCATCAGAAGGTTATGCACGGTGCTGACCCATCTGGGCAGGTAGATATTGTGCTCTACCCTGATGAGGCGAAATTAAACGCGATTTATACCAACCGCAAGGGTATTATGATGCTTATTTCGCAACAGTCTGGGGACAAACTAGAAGACGTGGAAGATCTCGGGAAAGTCGCCATTGCGATGACCACGACGGTCGCCGGGAACGGAACCTATCTTGACTTTACCCGATGTCGCGCGCTGGTTGAGATTTACATGGTCGGCGATCTGGTAGACACCAAAACGGTGACGGCCTACGCCAAGGAAATAGATGCGAAGTTGACTGAGGCGGTTTGTCGGTAGAAGCCGCGTTCCCTAACCCGATGGCCTAACGCCCCGATGTGCAAGGTCGGCGTGTGATGGTTCTCCCGCTATAGCCCCTGATCGAACAGTCGATCAGGGGCTTTTGCTGCGCCCAAAATCGGCCCTCAGATCCGCAAATTCCCTCTTGACTTCGTACCCCATAGGGTATATAATTACCGCATAAGGTAAGTTAATCGCAAGCATCCATCACCCGAAAGGCCCACGCCGCCATGACTGCACCGCTCCTCCGCCGCCACACCGACGCCGTCGACGCTTCGCAACGGTTCGCCGCTGACGAGGCGGGCCGCGAGCGCAGCACGGTCGATGTGGTGAGTTTGTACCACGCGGTTCGCGTGAAGCTGGCGGAAGGCAGGACGGACGAGGCCAAGGCGATGGTCAAGGCATGGAAGGAAGGCAAGTAGATGAGTATCACGCACGACCGCTACGGTTACGATCAGGATTATGAGGACGGCGACGGCGATGTGCTGGTGAGTGAGGCCCACGCACTTCTGGAAACGATTCAAGGCTATCTCATGGGCGCACAACAGCGCGGGCATACCCCGGAACTTGCGCTCATGACGCGGCTGTATCTCAAGTCCGAACGGCGCTACTGGCGGCGGGTTGCGGCAATCCAGCCAGCACAGCGCGCCGACTGTGAATGTATCAGTGACGACGATCTTCCATTTTAAGGAGTACTCCCATGCCGCACACACCTCGTGTTTCCATCCTCCACAACCCGCCGCTGACCCTCGACGCCGCCCAGCAGCTCGCCGCCGACCTCGCGCGCAATCGCCACATCCCGGCGCACGTGGTGCTCGACACGTACGGGTATATCATCTGCGATGACGAGGATGTGCGCGTGTGGCGGCTCGATCAGGTGGTGTGGTCGTGCGAGCCCGAGGCGGTCTACCAACTGGCACCGGCCTGCATCACGTGCGGCGATGACGGTGATTGTCCTGACTGCGAGGTAGCCGTATGCGCGTAATCTACGGCACCCGCTGCGAGCGCTCGACGCCCGCACGCCCAACGCCGCGGGTACTCACCGACGCCCACGAGCGCTTCCACGCCGCCCTCGCCCGCACGGCGGCGGCGCTGGCCACGATGCGGGCGCAGCAGCGGCGGGCGGCGTGAACGATTAGATGTTGAAAAGGAAATGATGATGGCAGACGAGCGGCTTTCTCCAGTTGAGTTTCTCTACGGTAAAAGCATCACAAGCGTACTGATGACCATCATAGAAACCGCCGTGAACGACGGGCGCGCGGAGGCATTTAATCAGGCGTACTACCGTATGAGTGGCATCAACTGGTTGCTCAGTTCACTGAACGACCCAAAGTTTGAGATCATTTGGGGCAAGCATATGTTTCAAATGAAGCAGGCATCAGAGAGTGCCGAACATCGCGCCGTTATTATCGCGGCGTACCGAAAGGCTAAGCAGCAGTTATACGCCGACCCCACCTAGCCACCCATCGCCCCCCACGCCGGACGCTCGTAGCGGGCACGGGGATGGCCCCGCCAGCGCGCCACACCATGATATGACAAGCGGAGTAGATACGTGAAACAAGAGCCATTGACCGACGAACAGCGCGTCCTGAACCGCGCGAAGTTCCTGATGCAGACCAAAGGGTTGAAGCGCGGCGACGCGTTTACGGCCGCGATCGAAACGTTGAAGAAGCCCACAGGAGCGCCCCATGCCGAATGACCCGCCCACGCACGCTGACCAGATCCGCGCAATTGCAGAGGCCAAAACGGGCCGTCCAGCTCCTGCGCCGCCACCGCCCGCCGTGCGCCCGCACGCCGACCCTGCCACCCTCGCTGCGCTGCGGAAAGCCCTGACGCGCGGCGGACTCATCGACGACGGACCCGAGACGTAAGAATCGGCGGTGCGACACGTCCCCTACCAAAGTTTCGTGTCGCGCCGCCTAAGCCTCCTGAAAGGCCTACTGCATTGTACATCATCATCGCACTCCTGCAAACCGAGATCATCCTGGCCCTGCTGGTCGCGCTGCGCTACCTAGCACGCGACCCGAACTATGGCATCTTGACCGCCGCCGCTGGCTTGCCACTCGTGCGTTACGACCGCCGTCGCCGCGATTTGATCCTGCTGGACATTGACAACTTCAAGGCACACAACACGGCGCACGGACACACCGCCGCCGATGACCATATGCGCAGCGTGTGGATCGCGTTCCGCATGACCGATGGCATCATTGTTGTGAAGCGCGGCGGCGACGAACTGGTGCTGAGTTGCCCGTCTGGTAGCGCCAACCACGTGCTCGACATCGCGGCGGCGCGGCTGGCAGCCGTGGGGCTGACCGCGACCGCGTGCGTGCAGCCGGGCGGGCGCTGCCTGGACACGATGTTGGTCGCCGCTGAGCGGCGCATCCTGGACAGCAAAGCCAGGAACGAGAAGAACACCGTGTTGTATTTGACCTAGCTGATGTATACTGCCTTTCAAGAAAGCGAGCACCCCATGACCGATCTCAAATCCGTCACCCGTCCCAACGCACGCACGAATACCGCGCACCCCTACGCCGAGCTGCCCGGCCCGATCACCGCGGACGACGCGCACGCCGAACCCGCCAGCGAGCGGCTGATGCCGGAACGCGAGCCCGTGGCCTTCACGCGCGGACCGGCCCACCGCCCGCAGCCCGTGGTCTGCACCCCGCCGCTCCAGTGGGCGACCGGCCTGCAGACCAAGGAGCGCACGCTGTATGCGGGTTGGCTGATCGAGGCAGGCAAGGATGCCGACCTGGATGATGCCCTCAGCCGCACGGGCTTTAAGCCCGTCGTCATCAAGCATGGCAGCGGCAACCTGGTCACGCATTGGGCGCTGCCGAGCGTGGCGCTGTTCGTCGCCTGCACGGGCATCCAGAGCATGGCCGAGATGCGCGACGAGGCGACCCGCTACGGCGTGGCGTTCGGCTGGCGCACACTAGAGGACGGGCGCCGCCAGAGCGTGCTACGCGTGCGCGTGTACGTCCAAGAGCTGCTGGCGGTCGGCTACACCGAGCCGCTGACCCTCACGCTCAAGAGCACGCTGACGGGGGACCTGATCGGTGCGCTCATCCAGCACTACGAGGTACTGGATGCCGTGAACCCGATCCGCGCCAGCATGCAGAAGCCGCCGATCGACGTGCCGTACTACGCCGTGGCGATTGCGCTGCAGGCTGGTCAGGAGGTCGCGCGCGGCAGTGGCGGGCAGACCAAAGAGATCGCGCCGATGGTGTGCGTGAGCGAGCCGAGTAAGGCGTACATCCTCTCGCACTGGTGTCGCAAGCCGTGGGCGATGGCGATTGAGGCGAGCCTTGACGGCATTGTCGCGTGGTCGATCAGCGAGAGTGCGCGGATTGCGGCGGGCGATGAGCCGCAGGAAGGATGGGAATCGTGAGTGAGCAAGAGCTGCCACCAGGGCGTGAGCTTGATGCACTGATTGCGCTTCAGGTATTCAGATACGTGTTAGATTATGAGTTCGCAGAAACATTCGGCGCGCCTACTGTGCGCGAACTGCGCGATCAGTATGATGAGTGGGGCATACTGCCCTGCTACAGCACTGATATGACAGATGCGTGGCAAGTGGCCGATGCGATTCACGCCCGTATGACAAACATCGCGGGGGACGGCGGGAGAGGGGATATAAATTTCCTGACTCTGTGTGTGCTGAGTCGGTACGGTGCCACTGCGGCATCGTTCGCTATGGAGCTTCAGGGCGAATGGTGGGAGGACGCGGACACACTACCGTTTTCCGCACGCGGCGTGACACCCGCCCATGCTATCTGTCGCGCCGCACTCGCCACTCTGAGAGAAACGCTATGACTAATGCCACCACCCACCCATGCCCGCACTGCCAGGCCCCGCGCGACCTCGCCAGCCGTGTGACCGGCGACACGGTGCTCTGCCCCGACTGCGGCGGCTATTTCACGGTTCAATGGCGAGCAGGCGGCGCGGTCGAGCTGCTGCGGGCGGTCGTGAGCACGCCGGGCGCGATGGCCGGGCGGCGATTACGAGGGAAGCGAGGGGAGCGACATGGATAGAGAAGAGTACGAAGAGTTGGCTTTCCAGGCGCATGATCTGCAATGGGCGCTCTACTATCGGCGGCGCGAAGGCGAGCGCGTGGAGCGCATCTACTGGCGGGCCGTGAAGCGCTACGTTCGGCGGGCGCGAGATCTTGAAGACTATGATCTGATGCGGATGGAAAGCTCGATCGAGGCGAGCGCCTACGAGTAGCACCGCAAACGCCCTGATCGCGCTGAACCAGGGTGCGCGGCAGAAGGGAGAGGCTTACGAGATCGAACGGGCGGGCGGGCGGAATTGGGGCATGGAGTTGAAAGGAGATTTGGAAATTATGACACGAGTCGCACAAGTTGCCTATGATGTGCTTTTAGACGCAATCGAATGCTGTGAGTGTGGTATGGTGTTTGCGATGCCGCACGCAGTCAAGTTGCGGTTGCGCCGGAGTCATGCACTGTTTTACTGCCCCGCTGGACATCCGCAGTACTTCAGTGGAGAAAGCGACGAAGAGCGCCTGCACAAAGAGCTTGCACAGGCAGAGCGGCGCGTCAAGGAATGGCAATCAGAATATGATCAGGAATGGAAGGCGCATAAAGCCACAGAGCGCCGCCTTAGCGCAACGAAGGGCGTATTGACCCGCACAAAGAAGCGCATCGCCCATGGTGTGTGCCCCTGCTGCAATCGCACGTTCGCAAATCTCGCACGTCACATGGGCGGGCAACATCCAGACTATGAGGCTGAGCATAGCGTGTAGCGGCTTTTTCTTGACCGCCTCGCCCCGCCATGCTATCCTATGGGTGCGGCGAACTGCGCGGGGTGTTACGCCCCGACTGGCGTCGTACTACGGGTAGAACGTCACCGGAGGGTGAGGCAAGGGAGAATTCTAGATAGTAGCCTTTGTCGGCTTGATCAGCCAAGAGTGGTGCGACTCCACTGCTGCCCACCAACGCCCACGCCAAACGGGCAGAAGACAATGCCCTATGCTGAGCTTTCTCAGCATAGGGCATTGTCATGTCCACGCAATCAGGGCCATACGGCGACGGTGTGCAAGACTGTCTCCGCAGGCCCTGAGTGCTTTCGGACAGTATAGCACATATATCGTAGCGACGGATGTTCTAGCAACTAGATAGCGGATTTCAAGAAATTGTCATTTGCATTGCGTAATATGCAATGCTATACTGAAAGGGCAAGACTGTCTCCGCGCTGAGCCGAGCGCATGGCACCATCCCGCAATAACACCCGCCGTTCTGCCCGACTCGATCTGAGTCGGCCCCTTGACGTTGCCCCCGCATTTCCCCTCTCCACGCACCGCTTCGAGCCTCTGCCTACCCCGGAACCCTCCGACCATGCACTGATCTGCATGGCGACCTACGGCACACAGGCGGGGCTGTACTACCTGGAGCATGGTGTGTGGCCGCGCTTTGCCGCGCCGGGCTGCGCGTGCGGGCTGGAGGTGTGGCGATGCTGACGATTGACCAATCACGCCACAGCCCAAACAAAGACAGCCGCAACGGGCAAGTCATTGATATGGTCGTGATGCATGCGACGGTCGGCAGGATCGCAGGGTCGCTTTCGTGGCTCTCGAACCCCGCGTCGCGTGTGTCAACGCATTATGTGATAGATAAGGCAGGCCATATCTATCAGTTGGTTGCGGATGCAGATGAGGCGTGGCATGCGGGCAAGGCGTCGTGGTTTGGGCACACGAACATCAATCAGCGCTCAATCGGCATTGAACTTGAGAACCTAGAGGGGATGGAAATGCCCGATGGGTCGCACCACGGCCCCGACCCCTACCCCGCTGTGCAGATTGATGCGGCGCGCTGGTTATGCGCGGGGCTGATCGCGAAATACCACATTACACCTAAGATGTTTGTTCGGCATCTTGACGTGGCACCAGGCCGCAAAACCGACCCGGCGCATTTTCCGTGGGTGGCATTCGTCAACTCGCTCTACACAAGCACACCACCACCTGCGCCGATCTCCAACGCGAGCGCGCTGATCGCCCCACCGCGCGCCACCCAGCAGCAGTGCATCGCCGCGATCCTGGCGCATCCCAACGGCGAATACACGCCGTACGACGTGGCAAGCATCGTGCGGTCGTACTACGCCTACGCCGCCGGTCTTGACCCCGCGCTGGCGATTGCGCAGATGTGCCACGAGACGGCGTATCTCGCCAGCAACTGGGCCGCGCGCCCGCGCCGCAATCCCGCCGGGCTGGGCGTGAACGGCACACCAGGAGCAGGCCTGTCCTTCGAGACGTGGGAGCTTGCTGTTCGCTGCCACATCGGGCGGCTGCTCGCCTACGCGCTGAAGCAGGGCACGGGCACGCCAGGGCAACAGGTGCTCATCGACAACGCGCTGGCGCTGCGCAGCCTGCCGACGAAGTATCGCGGCGTGGCGCCGACGTTGGTCGGGTTGAATGGGAAGTGGGCGCCGTCAAACTTCTACACGGACAAGATCGTGACGATTGCGAATCAGATCGTGAGGATGGGATGACGACCGAAGAATACATCGCCTACATGGCTCGCGTGGCAGCCCAGGGCGGCGTACCGGCCTCGCGCGCGTATTGTGACTGGCTAGAGAAGCAGCCGCCGTCCGCACCGCCATCGAAGCCGGAGACGTGGCGGGACCGGCCGCCGCTGTTGTGACGGTCGGCGGCTGGCGTTGGGAGGCGGCAGAGGCGCTGAAGCTGACCACGCAGGGCAACGCGAGCGGCGACGCCGCGATGACGGCGCGGGGCTGGATTCGCTTCTCGGAGGCGCTGTGCAACGCGAGCCAGGCCGGGGCTGCCGCCGAACTGGTGCCGATGCTTGTCGAGTTGAAGACCATCCGCGATGAGCGGCGCACGGACGCCGCGTACTGCGAGCACATGATCGGATTGCTCACGACCATCGCTGAGAAGGAACAGGCGACGCAGGCGGGGCAGGACGTGGAGATTGGACTGATGCGCGTGCGACTGGCGACGCTGGAGCACGTGGTGGCGCTGCTGGTGGAGAGCGCAGGCACGAACCGATAGGCGGGCGCCGGAAGCGCTGAAACATTTCCGACGCCCTGGGTACACCGCTACGTCTATAGCAGGCACTTGCAATGAATGATACTACCAACGGCGTCGAGACGCACACTGACGCGGTGAGAGCGGACGCAGCGAACGATCCCATCCAGAAGGCCGCCACCGCGCTCGCAGCTGCCCAGGCCCACTACGCCAGCGTGCTGGCCGGGCGGGCGGCGGAGATGGCCGGGAGCGCGGTCCTGGGGGTGCTCCACGAGATCGGCGCACTGCACAATCGCATCGTGAAGCTGGAGGCCGAGATCGCGGCACTCAGGCAGGCGCGTGATGAGCAACGGTGACGAGCCGTACGAGATGAGTGTCATCTCGATCGTGCGCGATTTCACGCGGCAGTTTGGCGATATGCAGCGCCACGTGGACGCCGAGCAGAGCGCGACGCGCCGCTACGTGGAGGAACTGCTGGTGAGCTACCGCAAGGATGTGTACACGACGATGACATCCATTCAGCTCCGGCACGCCGACCACGAGGCCGCGCACGCCGCCGAGCGGATTGCGGATATGAAGGAACGCGCATCGCGGCAGACGCGGCTCAACTTTTGGCTGACGGTGCTGACGGTGCTCGGCACGATCAACAGTGTGCTTGCCTCAGTGCTTCTGGCGCTGTGGCTCGTGGGGATTGCAGGGGCACGGTGATGTCAGAGTCTGCGCGGCACAATCTGGTTGGGCCAGTCGATGTGGGGTGGACGGTCGTAACCTTGAAGGAGCATGTGGACGCGATACTCTATGATCGCCAGCGCCAACATGAACAGTTACGCTCGCATTACGACGCGCTTCTGGATCAGAACATGCAATCGCGCGCGGCATTGCATGAGCATTATGATGTACTGATCGGCGAGATCGATAAACGCTACCAGGCGCGTTTCCTGGCGGTTGAACAAGCGGTCACGACCGCGTTTGTTGCTCAAGAGAAGGCGATCACAGCGGCGCTCTTATCGGCGCAGGCCGCTGTGAATAAGGCGGATCTTGCCAATGAGAAGCGGTTCGATGCGGTCAACGAGTTTCGCGGTCAGCTCGGCGATCAGCAGCGCACGCTGATGCCACGCGCCGAGGCCGAGGCGCTGTTCAAGTCGCTGACGGACAAAATCGAAGTCCAGGCCGCACGCGGTGATCGGCGTGATGCCATCGGCGCGGGCGGGCAACAGGTCTGGGGGTACGTGGCCGCCAGCGTGGGCGTAGCGGTCGGCATCGCCGGTATCGTGATTGGAATAGTGAAGTGACCCTCTCATCGTCCGTTCCATTGAATAAAATTACCTATGGCGGACTGGCGGGCGTTCTCGCTGCGCTGGTGTTCTACGTCCTTCGGAAATACATGGGCGTGGAGCTTGATACCGAGCTTGCGACGCTGGTGACATCCCTGATCGCGGTCGGCGTCGCGCAGTTTTTCGCGTGGCTGACCCCGCTTTCCGAAAAGGAAGTCAACGCGATTGTGCAATCGCCCGATGCGCCGGCACAAGCACCGCTCCCGCCGCGCGCCGAGCCGCCCACAGGAGACCCGCTATGATTACGCCCTTCCCGCCGCGTGACCTCATTGATGACATCTACGCGGCCCACTTGCGCGCGCAGCAGCCACCACCACCAACCCCGGCGCGTCTGTTTCCGCGCTTCGGGAATATGTACTGTGCCGATTGTGGGTTTCAGTATGCGCCGATTAAATATTGCAATTGCCAGCCCGCCGCCGTCGAGACCGCGCCGAACGATGGACCAGCAGCAGCGGACCTTGCGCGGCGGATTGATGCGTGCAGGGGGAAGTGATGACTCCACACCGCGACCGCTATTTTATCTACGCCTGCGTCGTTATCATCGTGCTCGTGGCGATTGCCTGCGCACGCTTTGTGAGGATTCCATGAGCACATTGATTGCCCCGCTCACATGGACCCAGCCCCGCCGCGTGGATGTTGTGTGGTGGTGGATGCAGATCCGCATGTGTGATGGCGTAAGCAGCGTCACGCACGAGGAGATTGTCACGCGCGAGGGAACGGTCTCATGGAATGCGGACGGGACCGGGCACTACGGCGTGTTCATCTCATTCGAGCGCGAAGGAGTGGGGCTGCACTGCTGGCCGGATTTCCGCGTGCTGTCCGACGCGCAGGATTTTGTCGAGCGCCTGATGGCAGGGACACTGGACGAGGCGCAGGCGATCCACGGGACGCAGTGGCCGGGCGTGGTGTTGTGACAACTATGAGGGTACCATGAATCAAGGATGGCAATGTCCTGGCTGTAAGACGATATGGGCTCCGACTGTGCAAAGGTGCGTACAGTGCAGCCCGGTCACTGTGCCCTGTGCGCCGCTGTATCCACAGCCGCCCTATTGGCTGCCGTATATCGCGCCGTATCGAGTTACGCCGCCGCCGTGGGGGCCGATCACCGTGACCTGTACAAGCACGTCGTGTGAGCCGAATACCTACACCGTTTACAACGACCCCAGCGTGTCGGTGTTCGCGCAATGACCCGCCTGCGCATCCCGCTGCTGATCGCGGTGTGGGTCGGCGCGTGGTGGCTGGCGAGCGTGGCGACGGAATGGTGGATGCGAGCGCCTCCGCGTTATTAGGGATGGCAGCGGCGAACTGAAATAACTGAATTCTTATTGGAATCTGACATGGGACAAAACGGGGGCGCGCGTCCAGGGGCTGGACGGAAGCGCAAGGCAGAAAAGTTTGAAACACCGATCCAAAAAGCTGAGGGCATGATTGTCGATAAGCTGCCATGGCTTGTGGATAAGGCCATGCAGCTTGCGGACGGCGTGACTGTTCAGAAGCCCACGCTCGTCGGAGGCACCGTCATCTACAAAGAGCCCCCCGATTTGGGCGCGATTAAGTACCTGATTGACCGTGTGATGGGCAAGCCCACAGAGCGCAAAGAGATCAGCGGACCAGACGGCGGCGATCTCATCATCCGTACCGTCTCTACCGCACTTGATAAGGCCTATGGCAGCACTTCAGACAGCACAGACCCCGCCGATCCTGCCGAGTAGCCCGATGCTGCGCTATGCACAGGCAGCGCGGCGTGCAGGCGTGCCACGTGAGCAATTAGAGCACTTTGTACGCGGCGGCTATGTCGCGCAGCCGCACCAGCTGGCATGGCACGCCGCCGCACGGCGCGCTGATCGCCCCGATGGGCCAGCGATGATCGGCATTGGCGGGCGACGCGGGCCGGGCAAGACCCACGCGACCTTTGCACAGGTCGCGCTTGACGACTGCCAGCGTGTGGCAGGACTGAAGTTCCTGTTTTTGCGGAAGGTCCTGAAGGCCGCGCGCGAATCGTTTGAGGATGTGCGGCGCAAGGTCCTGTACGCCACGCCGCACGAATACAAGATCCAATCGGGCGTGGTTGTCTTCCCGAATGGCAGCCGCATCATTCTCGGGCACTTCTCGCAAGAGTCGGACATTGATAACTATTTGGGCATTGAGTACGACGGCGCAGCGATCGAGGAACTGACCCAGTTGAGCAAGGCCAAAGTGGAGCTATTACGCGGGTCGATCCGCACGGCCAAGCCCGATTGGCGACCGCGCGTGTATGGCACAACCAACCCCGGCGGCATTGGGCATCAATATTTCCGCACGACGTTCGTGCTGCCCTATCGCGCCGGAACGGAGACGGATACCTTGTTTCTCCCAGCAAGCGCCGATGACAACCGCTACCTTGACGATGGCTACCGCAAGTGGCTGAACGGGCTATCTGGGACACTCGGCAAGATGTGGCGCGATGGCGATTGGGACGTGGCTGGCGGGGCGTTCTTCACGAATTGGAGCCATGATCGCGTGGTGCGTGAGGCACCGAGCCCGCTGCCTGCCCATTGGCGCTACCACCTTGCGATGGATTACGGCTTCCAGCACTGGAATATTATCTACCTGCTCGGCACAGATGGCGATGGCACGGTGTGGATTGTCGATGAACTGGCGATGCGTCACGCCCTGATTTCACAGATCAGCAGCGCGCTCCTCTCAATGCTCGCTCGGCATGGGATCGCAAAAACACAGATCGCGATCTTCGTGGCGGGGCATGATTGCTTCTCGACAGAGAGCGACGGCAACACGATCGCCGACTCCTGGCATGATGAGGGCTGGACGCTTGAGCGCGCGGTCATCGACCGGAAGAACGGCGCGGCGCAGTGGCTGAAGCGGCTCGGCAATGAGGCCGCGAACATCGCGTGTACCGTGCGGGTGACGCCGCGCTGTCAGCGGTTGATCCAATGCATCCCGATGCTACTCAGTGACGCGCACAACCCCGAAGATGTACTGAAAGTGGACTGTGACGAGGATGGCGAAGGCGGTGACGACCCGTACGACGCATCGCGCTATGGGTTGATGGATCAGCAGATAGTCGGATGGAACGCCGCCGCCGTGAAGAAACTAGCTGGACGAACACTATGAGCAAAGTAACAATCTCGTTCGAATGCAGTCCTGATCGCGCATCAACGTTAATCGCCTTTGACGATCTCCTCGATCGCCCGATCGATGGGGACGGTGATGATTGGGCTGTAGTGACACATGACGAGTTCCCGCATATTTTTGAAACGGTGCTTGACCGACTTCCCGATCATGTAAAATACATGATCGATAGTGCCGGTGACATCGAATCTGAAGAGGCGCTATTGCCCCGATGGCGTGCTGTCCTCGCTATTGCGCGGCGCTATCGAAATGGTGAACTATGACGAACTATATTCAGGCCATTGGCACCATTCTCCGCACCGGGCAACTCGGCCAAACAACGTGGGCCTGGGATGAGCGGCGCGAGCAGTACAACGTGTGGCAGGCCTATTTCGACAACAGCGCCTATGATCGCGTGAGCGAGGGCGGCTATCGCGAGCTGATCAACGCTGGGCTTGGCAATGCGTTCTCCAATGACATTGCCGGACTCTACAATCCCGTCTCTGAGGTTGTGGATCTGTATCTGCACATCTTCGGCGGCTCGTTCGGCGATGAGATCCGCGCGGAGAGCGACAACGCCGCGCTGCTGCCCGCGCTGGCGCAGATCTGGGACTGGTCGAACCTGAACATTGAGAAGCGCCGGATCTGCCGGATGCCTGCGACCTATGGCATGTGCGGGCTGCGCATCGTGGCGCGCGACGATGCCGACCCGAGTAAGCGGCGCGTGTATTTCAAGCCCGAGCATCCGAGCACGATCCGCGATATGCAGTTGGACGATCGCGGTAATGTGGAGACGATTCAGCTTGAATATGATCTGATCGTCGGCTTGGCCGAGGATGCCGAGTGTATCACGATCCGTGAGCAACTCGAGAAGGATCGCTTTCGCACATGGCGGGCGAATGGGAGTGTCCTGACGCCGTTTGATGTCGGCGGCTTCACGGCGGCTGGGATGCCCGCTGATCGCGTCAACGACTACAACAACACGCCGGGGGCTGACTACCCCAATGCGCTCGGCGTGACGCCGTACGTGATCTGTTATCACGACCAGAGCAATGACAAGTGGGGACGCAACTGCTTCTACAAGGCCCGTCAACCAATCGACCGGCTGAACAGTTTGATCAGCCACACCGACATTCAAGTGCATGAGACGGTGCGCAGTACCTGGCTGATTGCCGCCAGCGGAGCCGCGCCGGTCGAGTTCGATTTCGGCGGGCGCAAGGTCGTCTATGTGGACCTGCGCAACGGAGCCACGCCGCCGCTGGCCGAGGCGCTGGTCGCACAACTGGACTTAGCAGGCGCGATTGCGCAATCCAAGCTCCAAATGGATGCGATCGAGGACAAGCTACCCGAATTGAAAGCCATCGCTGGGCGCTTCCTGTCGGGGCAATCGGGTGAGACCGTGGCCGAACTGCGCAAGCCCGCTGAAGAGAAGATTCAAGCCGCGCGCGATCTGTCCGAGGATGCGTTGGTCCGTGCGCAGAAGATCGCCGTCTCATGGGGCGTGCTGCTGGGGATCTGGGATGTCGGCACGGGCAAAGGTGATCGGGATGCGGCTGATCGGGCGTTCCGTGAAGGGTTTGAGGATCACAAGCTCAACAAGCGCCCGATGTTGACCGCAGAAGCCCCTGTGCAGCCCACAGCGCCCGCGCAAGCACGGCAGCAGCGTGGACAGCCACCGGCGGAGACGGGGGCACAGGCGCAGGATGGGCAGAAGCAACCAATGAACGGGAAGGCGGTCACATAGTGTTGCGACGTATCCGCATGTTCTTCACAATCAACATTGCACACCTTCAACGGGCGCACAATATCGGGCTATTCCGCCAAGCGTTCGAACAAAAGGGATACCCAATCGATGTGTGGTCGGACGAAGATATTGAGCGCGCTATTCCTGCGATGTATCAGGCGATTGGCGAGCTAAACATGGCGCACGACGCCATGTTGAAGCAGGTGCAGCCGGAATGGCGTCGTGTAGGTGAGCAGAGCTGGCAGCGCGAGCCACCAAAGGCAGAGCCGACAAAGGACTAACACGATGGGCGCACAGGACGCACCGCAACTGGGGGCAGTCAATGCCCAATGAGTCATTGCCACAGTGGATTGAAGATTACGCACAAGAGCTACGCACGCTGTTCGATCTTGATGTGTGGCAAATCGTTGTCAAACTCTCTGATAGTCCTGGCAACGACCGTGCAAACGAGGGGCATGCATCGGTTGATGTGCGCTACCTCACCGCACAGATTGAGCTGAACCCAGCCTTTTCTGAGGAGCGGATGCGGGCGACGCTCATGCATGAGATGTTCCATGTGGCGTTCGCGCCGATCGCACAAGCCCATCTACGCGTTCCGGCACTGGTGCCAAAGGGGCAACGCAAACACGCACGCACGTTGCTAGATGACGGGCTAGAGCAGACGATTGAGCGATTGACACGCGCATTGCAAAAGGTAATCAAGCCAAGTGAAACTACCGACACACAAGCTCTGGCCGCCACGGAAGCCGATGGACATACAGATCGAGCACCACTGCCCTGATTGTGGCTCGATCACGCCGATCATGTATCCTTTAGTTGCGTGTTTGGGGTGTAAAAAGCCCCTTCTCATTATTGAAGTGATGTAGCCATGCCACACGTACCACTGCAATTCAACACCATCACATGCCAGAACTGCGGCGGTATCGTGGCGCTGCTGCCGCCCGGCGCGCTCATTGTGACAACGAAGCTGCGCTGTGTGCAGTGCGGTACGCAGCGGGCGCTGATACCGCCTCCGACGCCTGATCGTGAACGTTTGGTCACATCTCTTGCGCCTGCTTGACAATAATGCTAAAATAGACATACTCGACTGTAACCACCCCGCTAACCACAGGTGGCGCTGACAGAGCCGGATGGCGTAACCGGCACATACAATTCATCGCTACACCTTGGTGTAGCACGCGCGAGATTGACGCCGCGCATCTGATCTTCGGATCGGGTGCGCGGCTTTTCGTTTGTATTCGTTTCACAGCCTACCGTGCGGCGTCCCAAGCACGGGCCGGAGAACATCCAATGAGCGAGCCCATCGCAGCGCCAGCAGCGCCCGTCACCGATCCTGCGAATCCCCAGACGCAGCCGCCCGTCGTCCCAAGCGCGGCGTTCACGCAGGACCAGTTCAACGCGGCCATTGCCGAAGAAAAGCGCAAGTGGAAGCAGCAACAGACTGCCGAAGTCGCTGAGGCTGCCCGCAAAGCCGCTGAGACCGAAGCCGCCGCCAAGGGCGAGTTTGAGAAACTGGCGACCGAGCGCGGCACCCGCTTACAGGCGCTTGAGGCAGAGCACACCACCACCACCACCCGCGCCGATGCCTTAGCGACGGCGATGGAAGCGCAGATTAAGGCGCGCATCAAGGCGCTGCCGGATGAGTTGCGCGACCTGCTGGTGGATGGCGACGTGCTGACGCGCTACGAGCAACTAGGCAAGCTGGAAGCCGCCGCCGCCAAGCTGGTGCCTGCCGCGCCAGCACCGCGCCGCGACTCGCCCTCAGGCCCGCGCGGGCCGGGGAGTGGCCCCACCCCACAATCGAATAACGCCGATCTGATCGCGGAGAAGCGCGCGCAGGTGGGCGGCATCTAGGAGTTATCTATGTCTCTTTTGACCGCCGCGCCGACGACCACCACGGTCGAGACGCGCAGCGCCCAACACGCCCCGCAGATCCCGGCCTCGCTGGGACTCTTGGCGGGCGAAGATCTGCTCACGGTTGCGCCGTGCTACATCAAGGCCAGCGATGGCAAGGTGTACATGTGCAACGGCACGGCCGCCACCGAGCCCGCCGAACTCGACGGCTTCACCGGCAAGAACTACAAGGCGGGCGAGGCCGTCACGCTCTGGGGCGAAGGCTGCATCTTCGAGTATGGCACGGGGCTGACCCCCGGCGCAACGTACTTCATGGGCACGACCGCCGGACGACTTGACACCGCTGCCACCACCGGGGACGCCGTGGGCGTGGCCCGCTCGATTAACAGCACGCATATTCGCGTCATTCGCGACTCGTAAGAAAGGAGGTCAGTCATGCCAACCGGCACCTACACCGTCGCTGATCTCCAGTCGATCACGACCCAGACCGCCGTCGATTTCGGCCTAGAACAGATCCGCACCACGCTGCAAAACGACCTGGACGCCTACAATACGGTGGTCGATCAGATGCTCATGGATCTGACCGACATGACCGTTGACCGCGAGCGCATCTATGGCGCAAGCGCGGATGGCGAGATGTTCCGCTCGGATGAGTACGATCGCGGCACGACCGTCAAGGCCGGGGCCGGGTCGAACGTCGGCTTCCCGCTGTACAAGTTCGAGAAGGGCGTCGGCTGGACGCGCGACTATTTCCTCCAGAGCACGCCGCAGCAGGTGGCGAATACCTTCATCGCCATTCAGAGCATGCACACCCGCGCGATCCGGCGCGAGCTCCAGCGGGCGCTGTTCGGCTCAACCAACTTCACATCCCGCGATGAGTTCATGGCCCCGCAGATCAATCTCGCAGTCAAGCGGCTCGTGAATGCGGACAGCGCGGCGATCCCGAACGGCCCGAACGGTGAAACGTTCACGGCCTCGACCCACACGCACTACGACTTCTTGGATGGCACCGCGCCGACCGCCGCCGCGCTGACCGCGCTGATCGAGGATGTGGTGGAGCACGGCTTCGGCGGGCGCATCCTGCTGAACATCAATCGCGCCGCTGAAAGCGCCGTGCGTCTGCTCACCGGCTTCACGGCCTACACCGACCCCGATCTGATCCTCGCCACGAATGCGAATCAGCTGGGCAAGCGCCTGGACATGTCGCGCCTGGACAACCGTGCGATCGGCAAGTTCGGCGCAGCCGAGGTGTGGGTGCGCTCCTGGGTACCAGCGGGCTACGTGTTCTGCTACGACGCCGGCAGCAGCATGAAGCCGCTCGTGTATCGCCAGCACCCGGCCGCCGCCATTCGCGGGCTGCGCATCGTCGCCACGCTGGAAGACTATCCGCTGTACGCTGAGATGATGGATTCCTACTTCGGTTTTGGCGTCTGGACGCGCACGAACGGGGCGATTTTATATTACGCGGGCAGCGCAAGTGCGTATGTCGATCCGACGTTCTCTGGAGCCTAGCGTCACGCGCTAAGTAGTCATCGGGCGGCGGGCCATCCCGCCGCCCCTCTCGATAGGAGATCATCATGGCGAACACGATCCCCGGCGGGGCGACGCAGGACACGCAGGGCGTATGGCGCGACGCCAACGGGCAGGCGCTCAGCAAGGCCGCCGTGAGCGATGCCACCCGCCTGCACGACGAGATCGCCAGCCAGCGCGCCGACGAGGCTGCCGCGCAGGCGCTCGCCGACGCGCAGCGCGACCCGCTCTACCGTGCGCTGCTCATGCAGCAGGCGCACCAGGTCGCTGCCGTCAAGCCAGAGCCGAAAGGCGAACCGAAAGAACCGAAGCCCTAAGAGGTTCGCATGTCGTACGATCCAACGCTCCCAACCGACAAAGATACCGCCCGCTTTTGGCTCGGCGATACCGGCACGATCGAGCTATTGAGCGATGCGCAGTACGACGCGGTGATCACGCTGTACGGCCTAGAACCCGGTACGGCATTCCTGGCGGATGGGCTGGTCGCGCAGTTTGCGCAGCTGGCCACATCGGTGAGCCTGCCGTCTGGGCTATCGGTGACATGGGCCGAGCGCATCCGCGCGTGGCGCGATCTCGCCATTCGGCTGCGCGGCGGGCAAGGGTTGAGCGGCGGCAATGGGGGGATCACGATGGTGCCGCTCACGTACGGCACGGTGGCAACGGAGGAGTTTTCCCGATGACCGTTTATCACGTCAAAGTACGAATTGGCTGTCGTCCGATTGTTCGCGCGCTTCCTTTCATTGTACGAGGAATACATGCTTTACCTATTCCTCGTGCCTGGAAGCTTCGCGCATGGTTTGAATTGCGGGATTTCTTATTGGTGAGCGATGACCCAGCCGCTGCTTGACGCCGCCACCCTTGCAAGCCTCATGGACATCACGGCGTCATCGCGTGTGGGGGCGATCACCGATGGCTCGCATACCTGTACGATCATCACCCCCGCCCCGGTGCAATCCGGCGGCGCACCCACGCGGGGCACGGAGACGCGCACCGATGTGCCGTGCCTGTTCTGGAATGTGACCGGCGATGAGGCGAGCGCGGACATGCTGGCACAACGCGGGCGCTACCGCATCGACGTGGCCATTGAGACCGCCATAGACCACAACAGCAGCGTGGAGTATCAGGGGGCCGTCTACCGCGTGCTGTGGGCACCGCCGCCGTACGAGGCCGGGCGGATTGTCGGATTGACGGAGGCGTGATGCCTGTTGTGTTTAGGAATAGCATTCCCGCAATCATTGCAGGGTTGCCTGCGGCGATTGACGGCGCGATGGAAGACACGGCGAACGATATCGGGTCGCTCGCACAAGACCTTGCTCCTGAGAAGACCGGCGATCTGAAGCGCTCCAAGAAGGTCGAGAAGCGAGGCGCATTCTGGACGGTCATCTTCGCTATTTTTTACGCGGTTTTTGTGGAGTACGGCACGGACAAGAGCGAGGCGCAGCCGTTCTTGACGCCAGCGGTACGGAATATCAGTTTGACTTTCCGGCTGAAAGAGCGATTGAACACGCTTTTTGCAAAGAATAAAGTATGACCGCCGCGCCTGTCTACACCGCCATTGCGCTCGCTCGCGCCGCGCTCAGCGCTGCCCTTGGGCCTAACGCCCATTGGCAGCGCGTGGAAGGTGAGCAGAGCCGCCCGTACATGGTATTCGATAGCCAAGACGCGGGTGGCAAACAAAACAAAACGGTCGGTTCGTCGGCTTGGCAGGGACTGATTACGGTGCGCGCCATTGCCGACTACCAGGATGAGGCCGACGCGGTTATCGAAGCAATAAAAACGCCCATGCAGGCGCTCACGACGGCGGCAGGCTACTCAATCGCCAGTGTGTTTATCCGCCCGATCACCATCCCGCCAACTGCCGAGGTGCGCTATGCGGCGGCACAGTGGGAAATATTCATAGAGAGGACGTAATGGCACTCCTAACACCCGTTCAAATCACCCGCGCCGGCGTCGTCTCCACGCTGGCGGCGTGCTCAGGTGGGGGCGATACCTATCTGAACACCAATAAGCCGGAGCTAGAGTTCAACAACGGCTCGGGCGCGGATATCACGGTCTACGCCGCGATCTACGCGGACGGGCAAACCATTGTACAGGGGCGCTCGTGGGTGATCGCGGCCGGCACGCGCAAGCGCATCGCGCCAATGACCAGTCCATACGAGAACCCCGCCGACCGCAAATGCAGCCTGACCTACAGCGGCGTCACGTCGCTGAGTCTCGGCCTGTTCTACAGATAGGAGCATCCATCATGGCACTACCAGCACAGGCGGTTCTTGGCGAGGTCACGATCAACGCCGTCAACATCTTGAAGGTCGTGGATTACGCCTTCAAGGGCGAGATCAAAACCACCGAGGTCGGCCCATGGGTCGGTGAGAACACGATCACCGACATCCCCGGCGGGCTCAAGGAGACCTGCGAATTTACCTGCGATGTGCCGGAAGGCGTGGATGCGGCGCAGACGGCGGTGTTTACGGCCATCAAGGCGGGCACACATCCCGAGCTGATCTTCGTCTGCGATGACGGCTACACGCTCACCTACCCCACGCCGACGTATACCGGCTACGACGGCAAAGGCGAGGCCAAGGCGGGCCAGCAGATCAAGTTCTCGGTCTCGGGCGCATGCACCATTACGGCGACGGCCTAAGCAATGGGCGACATCTTCCCAGGCCTCACGCCACACAAAAGCGGCGGCGGGGCCTACGCCACAGCGGACGACCTGCTGCTGCTCTCCGATCTGTGTGAGCTGGATATTGTGGTCGATCGCTGGAAGCGGGGCGGGACGCCGCTCCGCATCCGCATCAAGGCGCTTGATTTCGATCAGCAGGAAAAGATCGAGCGCCTCGCGCTGGTCAAGGTGGACGGCAAGCTGGTCAGAAGCGAGGCCGCGTTTGCGGCCTACACGCTGTTCGAGTCGTTGGTTGTGCCAAAGCTGACGCTGGAGCAAGCGCAAGCGATGCGCAAGCACAATCCGCAGATCATCACCAATATCGTCACGTTCATCTGGAATACGCTCTCCATTATCGATCAGGACATCATTGATGCCATTGTCGAGTCCGAAATTCCCAATACCGTCGAGCCTCCAATCAATGAGGCAACTGATGCAGGCGGCGCAGACGACCCGCCAATTGCGGCATTTGCTGCCGCCGAAGTTCTACACGCGGCGTGAGTTTGAGGTCGCGTGGGCCGATCTGATCGTGGAGACGGTGCGCCGGGCGGCGGCACAGCACATCGCCGACAAAACCGCGCCCGCTGACGGTGATGATGTGGTCAGCCGCGCGGTCTCTGTGGAGTACGCGCGGCTACGCCGTGAGCAGCGGCTGGCGGTGATCGCGGCGATGATCGAGAGACGCAATGCCAACCATCGGTGAAGTGAAAATCACACATCCTCTAGAGGGCGTGACCGTGACCGTACGGGTGACGCTCACGGGGTGGCTGCGGTTGTGGGCAACACGCACGCTTCTCTGGCTTGCGGTATGGGTGAGTGGCGGCAATTTGGTTATTGAGGAGCCTCACCACATTCTTAAAGAACCAGCGCGCATAACGATTGATGTCCCTGCCGCATTTGAAGCGTACGCCATTTCTCTTGGCAAGACCGTCGCGGGACTTACCCCCAAAGAGCAGCAAGACGCTACAGTACACGCTGTTCTTGTCGCAGGACAGGCGTATAACGAGGCATCCCAGTGACCGAAGCGGCTTCACTTTCCGTCACACTCGCTGGCCGCGATGTCGGGCTTTCCACGTTGCTGCAAGCGATCGACACGAAGACCAAGGCCGCAGCGGTCGGCGTGACCGCGCTTGAGGCGCAGCTCGCGAAGCTCGCGCAGGCACAGGGCGGCGTGGCAAGCTCCGGCGGCGCGGTGGTGGCGGGGCTGACCACGACCGGCACCAGCAGCCGTACAGCGGCGACGAACGTGGTCGCGCTGCAACAGGCCGAGGCGCGCCTGCTGGCGACACAGGGCGATTTACCGGGCGCAGCAAACAAGCTCACGGCGGCGCTGAATACGCAAAATATCACCGAGCGCCAGGCGATTGCGGTCAAGACCCAGCTCGCACAGGTGCAAAACCGCATTTCAGGACAAACACAACCACTGACCAGTCTGTTTCAGCAACAAAACACCGCTATTGCCGGTCTCGGGCAGCAGTTCAGCACCGCCGGGAGCCAGGCGGGCGGCATGTCCACGCTGATTAGCGGCCTGGGCGGGCAGTTGAGCGGGCTGGGCGGCAACGTGGGCAGCTTAGCAGGGTCGATTGGACAACTCGCTGGATCCTTTGGAACGCTTGGTGCGATCGGCGCGGTGATTGGTATTAGCAAAGTCGGCCTGGACATGGCGCAAACGAGCGCCACGATCGACGGCACGCGCCAGAGCTTTGATGCGCTCGCCATCTCTGCTGGCACGACGGGCGACATCCTGCTCGGTAGCCTGCGTGCCGCCGCACAGGGCACGGTGAGTGATGCGAAGCTGATCGAATCCGCCAATAGCGGCATCCTGTTGACCGGCGGCAAATTAGCGAGCGACCTTCCGAAGCTCTTAGAGATCGCTCGCGCCTCGGCCCGCGCCTCGGGGGATGACATCGGCTTCGTGTTCGATAGTTTGGTCAAGGGTATCGCCCGTGGCAGCCCCCAGATCATTGACAACGCCAAGATCACGCTGAACGCCAGTGCGGCCATGGAGACCTATGCCGCAAGTATCGGCAAAATCGCCGATCAGTTAACCAGTGCCGAGAAGCAGCAAGCCACCTTAAATGCGGTCTTGGCTGCGGGCGATGACATTATCAAGAAAACGGGCGGCTCCGTCCAGAACAACGCGACTACGTTCGCGCAATTCGGCGTCAATATTGAGAACGCCAAGAACTCGTTCGGGTCGTTTATTGCGAGTGGGCTTGCGCCCTTGGCAGGGCAGTTCAACGAAACCGCCACGGCAACGGGACGGTTAACCACCTTTTTGAGTCAGGTCGGTACGGCCGCATCGGCGTCTCAAGCGCAACTGACGGCCGACGCGGCAGCAAACACCGCCTACGCGCAGACGCTGGCGCAAACAAATAGTGAGGTCGCGGCAACCGCCGCTGCTGAGAATGCGCGCGCCGAGTCGCTACGCCAGTCCGCATCCTCCACGGTCACCGCAACGGCGGCGGTCACCGCCATGTCGAGTGCCGACGCGGCAGCAGCGCAGGCGGCGCGCGACCATGCGATCGCCATTCAGCAACTGGCGGAACTCACCGGACAGATTGCACCCGCCGTGAATGTGACCGCCACCGCTGAGCTTGCCTACGCCAATTCGCTTGAAATGGTCGGGGTGCAGGCCCGTGCGGCGGCGCTTGCCGCCCAACAAAAGGCTGACTCAGATCAGGTCGGGGCCGTCAACGCCCAAACGGCGGCGGTCGGGAATCAATTCCTCGCCCAAGCCGCACAACAGGCCGCCGGGGCGCTCATCGCATCCGGCAGTGCGGGGGCTCGCGCCGCCGCGCTTCTCGCCAACAGCAGCAGCCAGATTGACGTGTTGACCGCCGCCTACTACCGGCTTCAGGCGGCACAAATTGCCGCCGGCAACGCCGCAAATAAGGCATCGGTCAATCAGACCATCGCGCAGAACCGTGCGGCGGGGCGGAGCGGGCGCGGCGATAGCTCGGACGCGGGCGAGGTGTCGGCGGCGAACGTCGCCAACCAGGCCAAGATCAAAGATGCGCTGGACGATCAGATTCGCGCCAACGGATCGAACGCGCAAAAGATCGCGCTGGCCAACCGCAACCTGCAAGAGCAAGTGCGCTTGCATGGCGCGAACAGCGCCGCCGCCATCCGTGCACAGACCGCGCTCGATTCAGCCGTGGAATCCGGCACCAAGAAAGCCAAAGGCGCGGGCGGCACGAAGCTCTCTGACCAAACCAAGCTCAACAACTCCCTGCTGACCCAGCAAGAGGACTATCAGAACAAAGCCGAGGACGCCGCGCAGCAGCACGCCGACGCCGTGGCCAAGATCGAGGCCGACTTTGCCGCGAAGATCCTCGCGCAACAGAAACTGAACGAGGTCAGCAAGCTCAATAGCCAGGCCGACTTCTACGACCGCTTGACCGGCAGTGAGTTGAACAAGAAGAAGTCTGGCGCAGCAGCCCTGAAGCAACTCGATGACCAATATCAGAAGGACTTCCAGAAGTCACAGGAACTGGCACAGGCGGGCAGCCCCAAACTCGCGGCCGATTTCCTGGCGCTCAAGCAAAAGCAAGCTGAGCAGGAGCTGAGCTTCCAAGAGAAACTGGCCGAAGCCAAAGAGAAGGGCGACAAGGGCGAAGTGTCGCGCCTGCAAGCCATTCAGGAACTGCGTCGGCGTGCGGCTGCCGAAGAAGAGAAGCAGTTGCTGGCGGGCGGCGATCAGGATGTCAACGCCAAGAACAAGGCGCTCGATGACGCCGCGCAGAAGGAAGCGGATGCCCAGGAGAAGATTGGCGCCGCCTCTGATCGGGCGACCGCCAAAAAGATCCAGAATGCCGAACTGGCAGGCAAGAAGGTCGATGAGGAACTAACCAAGGTGAACGCTCTGAGCACCGCCTACGCGGGCCTAGGCGGGCGCTCACCGCTCGCCAGTGGCACATCCGCCACGCCGCCCGCGACGGCCACGCAGGCGGCTGCTGGGGGCGGGGCAAGCACGGACATTTCCGGGGCGCTGGACAGCCTGCGCAGTGCCATCAGCGCGGTTGAGGCGGCGGTGAGCAAAGGCAGCGGCAACGTGGTCAGCGCGGTGCGCGGCATCCATCTGAGTGCGCCGGGGGTGGGCTAGATGGCGACGCAACCGACATTGAACGGCACGGACATTCATCCATCGGATGTCAAAGTGAAGATCCAAAAGATCGGCAAGACACAGATCGCCGCAGCGGGCGGGCGCACGTTCCTGCATCGCACGACCGGTGGCGGCGCGCCAATCTACAAGCGCGGCTGGGATCTGACCTTCAACAATGTGACCGACGCCGTGCGCTCGACGCTGCAAGACCTCGCCATCATTGCCACGACGATGCCCTTCGTGGATGTGCATGGGGTGTCCTATACGGTCCAGACCGAAGAGGATTGCTACAACGAGAGCGTGGCCATCATCAGTGGCGGAACCGCACTCACGCTGTATTTCAACATCACACTCACGTTGTGGCAGGCATAGACGATGGCAGTACTCCTCACCGGCTTCTTGGTTGAATGGAACCCCACCGGCAGTTTGTGGGTGGACATCACCACGTCCGTGATCTCGGTCTCGGGGGATGGGGCGTTCTCAGGGAGTAGAGATAATGCGCTCGCGTTTGGTGATTCCTCTGCGACCCAGATCAGCGTGGTCGTCAAAGACGCGCTCACCGCAACCGCCTGGAAAAAGACTCCGATTCGTGTGACCTATACGGTCGGCGCAGCCAGCGGCACTGCCTTCGCGGGCATCATCACCAAGCGCGACCGCAATACCTCCGACGCGGAGCTGACCTTCAATTGCATTGGCTTTGCCGAACTCATCCGCACGACGCGCGCCTACTCGCTGCTCTTCCATCGCACCCCCGTGGCGACCAAAACGACGGCGGCAAGCCAGGAAGACCCGACGCTGCCGAGCTACATTGCCGGGCCAATGAATTGGATCTTGTGGCAGGCGGGCGGCAGACCGCTGGAGCAGAATTTCACCTATACCAACCCGGCGTTTTACTACAGCTGTGACCAGGCGCTGATCTCGCCCAATTGGTCCTGGCTTGCGGGTGAGGACGGATGGAGCGAATGCCTCAAGCTCGCGCAGGCCAGCGGCGGGCAGGTGTATCAGGATAGCGCGGGCGTCGTGCGGTATCGGCAGCCGTATGCGATCGCCGACGCGAGTAGTGTGTTTACCTTTGATGAGAGCGTGTACGACGAAAATGGCATCAGCGAGACAGACGACGTGACGCCCCTCGTCACCCAAGTGACGTGCGCGTATGTCTCGCGCGAACTCCGCCCCACACAAGCCGTTGTGGAGGTCACGACGCCGCGCCTGATTCATATTGGCGAGACCATTACGCTCGTGAACGAGCCCGCGCAACCGCTCTACACACTGGACGCGCCGACCGCCGCAAACTTCGTTATCACCACGGCGGACTATGCCGTACCAGTGCTCGGCGTGGATTATACCGTCGCGATCGTGTGGGCTGCGCAGCGCATCACGATGACGGTCACCAATCTGATGAGCATTCCGCTCTCGCTGTGGAAATATACGCTGAAAGGGCAGCCGGTCATCGCGGGGCCGACCGGCAGCGTGACACTCGGCAGCGGCACAAGCCAGAAGACGATCAGCGATAACGCCTACATCCAGACGGAACACGACGCGCGGCGGCTGTGCGCGCTGGTCCTGAAGTTCTACGGCGTGACGCGGCCTGTCAGGAGCTTTGGGGGCTGCGTGTTCGACCCGGCGCGGGCCGTGGGGGAGGTCGTGGGGCTATCAAACGTGCGCTGGAGCATGAGCGCGGAACTGCACATTATCACGAAGATTGCGCACGACGATACCGGGCTGTTCAGCGATTACGAGCTTGCGTATGTCGGGGATCTGAATAAAACAAGTGACTACTATCAAGTCGGCCCCACCTACGCATCTGCGAAGTTTATTACGGTGTAACACATGCTATACACGGACCCGAATGTATTTACTGATTCGATCGGACAACTCCTCAGTCATGAGGACCTCGATGTCATTCGTGACAACGTGGCCAACGTCGAGGCGCTGTCCTACCGCATGATGCCCGGTTTCGCCTCATCGGGCGGCATTGAGACCGGCACGGCGGGGTTCTACAACAGCAGCAACACCGTCCACATCTGGTATGGCAATTTGCGCTGGTTTACGGGCATGACCACCTTGACCGTGGAGGGCACGGCGACGGGTTACGGCAGTTTGTCGATCAAGGTCTACGTCAATGGCGTGCTGCGCATCACGATCGCGCCAGGGGCGACGTGGAGCGGCACATGGGCCATGTCAGGCTTTGCGGATGGCGAGGTCATGGATCTGGAAGTGCGTCTGACCACGAGTAGCGGCACCGTGAGCACGACCGCCAAGGTGGTGGTGGAGGCGGTCTACGGCTCGCCAGTCGTCTACGCCCCGTCGTGGCCGGGTACGCCGACCTTCACGACGGCCTGGACCGCCGCCAAGATCAATCAACTGAACAATGCGATCATCTGGTTGATGAATCGCATGACCGCCGTGCCCATCCGCCCAGACATGTCCTCGCTGTTCGGGCTGGGGCCGTTCCGCGATAGCACGGTCGATCCGACGACCTACCGCCGCCCAATGTACTACGGTGCGGTGGTGCGCTGGTACAGCAATAGCCAATTTCGCATTGGCGGCAGTATCTGGAATGGGTCGAGCGCGGGCCTACAGATGGAGATCGAGTTTAACGGCGTGCTCGTGTACACCAGTCCGAACTACGCCATCGGCACGACCGTCATCGGCTTCACGCTGCCCTTATCGAGCTACACGATCGGCGCAAACATCCAAGTGGGCATCTTCTTGAACTGCACGAACGAGGGGCCGGTTGGGGCGGTGGCAGGCAAGTACAGCTTCCCGCGTCTCACGATCAACGCGGCGCGGTCGGAGGTGGATGGCAGCGCAATCTACACCACCTTGCCCGCCACGCCCGCCGCCGATCCGACATCGATCGCGGTGGCGACGATGGCGGCGTACCTGAACGCGCTGTCTACGACCGTCCTAGCAGCCTACACACGCATCAACGCCACGCCGGGGATCTGGAATCGGGTGTGGGCGGTGCGCAGGTGGTTCAGCAAGACGAACGATTGGAGCGATACCGGGCGCGGGCGCGGGCGTCCACGATTTAGAAGGCAGGGCGACCGGCTGATCGTGCGCGGCAAGGGTATTGACGTGGCCTGGGGGCCGTTGAAGCTGGAGAACACGGATCGCGGCGTGGATTTCGACGGCTATAGCTTCCTGTATACACAGAACGTGATTGACAGCGAGACGCTGGAGACGAAGATTGTCTACTTGGAGAACTTGGCAGGCTTGGAGTACGGCGCACCTTTTTTTCTGCTTGGTGACGTTTCCTGGGCCGAGTGCCGGATATTCTAATCATCGCAGAGGCTGGACACACATCGCATGCCCAAACATCGCCAACAACTGAGGATCGACCAAGCCGCGCTGGACACCACGGCAGCGGCAGCCGTCGGCGTGTCGATTGACTTCATCGCCAGCCCCACCCCGCCCGCCCTGAACGCCATTGAAGCGCCGTACGGGCTGAGTCTCAGCACGACACTGGCAAACAGCGCCGTCACACCATCGGCCTACATCAGCGCGACCTGGACGCCCCCCGACAACGTTGATACGGAAACGATCAGCTACATCATTCAATGGTCTACTGATAGCACGTTCGCGACGAATACGACCGGGCAGCCCGCACCACAGGCCAGCGCGACGATTAGCGGCCTCAAGTGCAGCACCTTGTATTACGTGCGGGTGCAGGCGGTCTACAACGCCGTCTACAGCCCGTGGAGCACCGCTGCCAGTATCACGACGGCTGCCGACACCACGCCGCCCGCCGCGCCGACCGCGCAGGCGGCGAGCTTTGCGGGCGTGGGCGATCTCGTGATTACGTGGACCAATCCCACGAGTGCCAATTTCCGCGAGGTGGAGATCGGCATCTATTCCAATAGCAGCAAGACCATCACGTACGCCACGCTGTACGACGCGACGCAGCGCGTGATCTGGACGGCGGCGCAGAACTTGAACGCCACCGCGCAGGCGGGTGACCCGAGCATCTACGTGGAACTGCGCAGCCGCAGTTGGGGCGGCATTTTCAGCAGCGCGGTCAATACCGGCACGATCACCAAAGCTGCGCCGACCGCGCCCACGGTCACGGTCGATTTCACCGGCGCGCAGGCGATCTACACGATTACGCCGCCCGCCGATGCTGCGGGCCTGTCGTTTGTAGCGGATACGAGCGTGACCGCGCGCAAGATCGGCGTGGTCAATCGACTGGCCTACACGTTCGATCAGAACCGGCTTGATCATAGCGGCACGGCTGATCCTGTCCTCGCCTATTCCTTTACGGCGATCGATGGCATCAATCAGTCCAGCACGGCCACGAGCGGCACGGCGACGAACGCCGCCCCAAGCGCGCCCACGGTGACGCTGACGGGCGGTTTCTCGCAACTGGTTGCCCAGGTTACGAGCGCGCCCGCCGCCGACTTCCTCGCCTATGAATACGTGTGGAAGCGTGATGGATCGACCGTGCGCACCCTGGAGAGCGCCGCGTCAGAGCAGCAGTATGAGATTGGGGTGGCGGCGGATTCGGGCACGCACTCATGGACGGTGGTCGTGCGCCAGAAGGATCTGTTTGCACAGTATTCCAGCACCACCACCTCCAGCGCCGTCGTGCTCGATGCGCTCACGATTGACTATCTGCGGGCGAATGCCAACTATACGGATTCGATCGGCTCATCTGCTGCGGCCCTGAATGACATGAAGGATGACGATACATCAGGAGGCGGGGTATCCTATGCCGCGTAGATTCTTTCTGAAACTCATCACCGCCCTGCCGAGCCTCTCGCTCGTGCGCCAGCCGCCCGCCGCCGATGTGCGCGCCGACGCCGTCTACACCGATAGCGACGGCAACGGATCGCCGCGCCTGCATCGTGATCTTACCGACGACCGCCGCGCCTCGGGCGTGGTCTATGGAGCCTAACAATGGCCTCTCCCATCGCACAACTCAGGGATGATTTCGCCGATAACACCGTCGCTGCTGCGTGGACAGCCGCCGCCACCGGCTCAGCCACGGTCGCAGAGACCGGCGGGCAGGCGGTGCTCACCCTGCCGAACGCGACCGCTGGCTCGCACCTCGCACGCTACACCAGCACGGCGGCGTATGACCTCACGGGCGACGGCTTCGTGTGGAACATCGGCACGATGCTCGCGACCAGCGTGGCGGCGACCGCGTTCTTTCAGTTGTTCACCCCCAACGTGACAACTGGAGGGAATGACCAAATTCTATGGCGGCAGCTTTCCAACGCCATTACGGCACGCACCATCGTGGCAGGCGTGGATACGCAGCTCTTCACAGCGGCCTGGTCAGCCTCCACCTACAAGTATCTGCGCATCCGCGAAAGCGCCGGAACGATCTTCTTCGATAGTTCAACCAACGGGACCAGCTGGACGAACCGGGCGAGTGTGGCGACTCCGTTTGCGGTCACGAGCCTCTCTGTGCAGTTTGCGGCCTCGTGCGGCAACGTCGCCAGCCCTGGTAGTCTCCGACTCGATGATGTGAATCTCATTCTCCCCGCGCTCACGACCAACTGGCGCTGGACACAGGTCGAGCGCAGTCTGATCGACCGCTACCGCTCCGTCACCATCGCCATTGATACGGCGAACACCGCGCAGGGCTACATTGCCGTCGCGACCGCCGTGGACAGCAGCGGCAACCTGGTCAGCCCGGTTTATTACAGCGGGCCAATTGGCAGCGCCAGCGGCGGCTACAACGCGCTGACCCTTGCGGCCTCGCAAGCCGTCGCGCAGGCCTCTGCCGTGAACCTACCGCTTGCCGGGCGTTGGGATCTGCCGACGCAGGTGGAGGCACGCTTTATTCGCCTGTATCATCGCAGCGTGGATGGGAGCGCCTACACCCTGCGCGAATACTACCCGCGCCGGCTCGTGCAAAGCGATGATATCGAGGCCGAGAGCATTCAGGCGATTAACATCGGTGCCGGGCAGGTGACGGCGGATAAGATCTTTGTGCTGAATTTGGCGGCTGTATCCGCACAGATGGGTGCGCTGCACATGGACGGCGTGATTGATATCGCATCGGCGGGCGGGATTTATCAGGGATCTGGGACGTTTGCGACACCAACCACGGGATTGAAAATCTTTAATTCGGGCGGCGTGGGGAAGATCTCAACGTATAACGCGACGGTTGAGCAAGTAACGCTCGACACGGACGGCAAACTCAAGGCCGGGGCGGGGAAAGTCCTCTTGGATGCAGGCGGAATCAAGGTCATCAATGAAACATCAGCCGAGTGGGCAACAGCGGGCTATAAACTCATCACCAACGCGGGACTGAACTATGGCGTCATAAATGGAACTGCGGGGGCGTTCGGAGCGGCCATGCGGGTTGGCCTTTGGGAGCCAACTTCACAAACATTTGCCTCGTGGATACAGTTCACCTATGTGAGTTCTGGTACAGGACTCCCAACAAGTGGGTACCAAATAACACTCAACGCCGCCAATGGCGTGAGCGTCAACGGGCAGTTGAACACAAGCGACATTGCAACCGTTGGCGATATTGGCGTGACAGGTAAGATTACAACCTCGGACAGCGTGGGCTTCGGAGACGCCGTGCAGGGGAATATCCGCCTGTACGCAAAAGGCGCGGACACATCAAACACCAAATACGCGCTTTTCCTCACGAATAGCGCAGGCACCAATATGCTCTACGCCCGCAACGATGGCGCGGTGATGTTGGCATCAGCAGCGGGCGCGCTTGGGTTCTTCGGGAGCGGCGGCACGACCAAACAAACGATTACAGGCGTGCGCACAGGGACGCTCGCACAACTTCAGACCGTCGTTGCGAACATGCTCACCGCCTTGGCATCACACGGACTGTGGACAAACAGCACCACGTAGGAGCGCACACATGGAGCCCATCCCAATCGACATCGCATCCATATACCAGCGAGTCATGACGGAATTGCGCGCGGCGGAACTTGAGGTTGCCCGCCTGCAGGGGAAGCGGGAACTCCTCGATGAGATGCTGCGCCCACCGATCGTCACCGAGGGCGAGGACGCCCCGAGCGAATGAACCGCCGCACGTTTCTCCAGGTCGCATCCGCCAGCGCACTCGCGCCACTTGTGCGCGCCACGCCGCGCCTCGTGTGCTTTGGTGATTCAATCACGGTCGGCCAAGGTGCCAGCACCCCCGAGCACACCTACGCGGCGATCGTCGCCCGCACACTGGGCTACACGCTCGACAATCGGGCCATCGGCGCGACGCGCATCGCTGACCAGTTGGCGCGTGAGATCCTGATCACACGGGTGCGCCCGCCGGATGTCGCCCTCTTTTTAAGTGGCTACAACGACATGCGCCACGCCACGCCGCTTGCGGACTATCAACAGATGCTCGCGCAGGCTGTGGCGTGGCTGACCCAGGATGGCGCGGCCCTGCTGCTCGGCGACTGTGTGCGGGGCGCACAGGCGGGCTACGGGCGGTATGCGCCGTTCGATCAGGGGAGCGATGCGGCGGTCGTGGCGTTCAACCAAGTGATACACGGCTTCGCGTATGTGGCGGCAAGCGCGGCGTTCGACCCGATCAACAGCAGCGCAGATCTGGCGCATCCGAATGATCGCGGCCACGCGCAGATCGCGAGCGCATTCTTGCATCGGCAGTATGTGCCGATCATGACCTAGAAGGAGACTCCATCATGACCACGCATCCGCTCATCCCCGCCGGCTGGGAACTGTCCCCGCCCGCGCCGCCCGCCCACGCCCGCGCCGCCGCCCGCACGCCGGAGGCTGGCGAGTTCTTGGCCTACGGCGGGGCCGACTTCAGCTCCACGCACGACGCCGCGGGGCATCTGTTTTTCGCCGCGTTCGCCAAGCCGCCGAACGGCGAGTACGCCTTCTACATCTTCAAGGACGGCCAGCCGCTGCCGCTGAGCCCCCGGCCGGTCGGGCGCGGGCAGATCCAGCCGGAGTTCCGCATGGTCGGGGGCGCACTCCACATTGTGTATACCTATATCGCGGGCACCAATGGCGTGCCGATGGGCGGCGACGTGCCATCGTTCGCGCCGATCGTCGTGCCGCTCGGCGGAGGCGGGGCCGCGCGGCCGCCCGTGGTCATCCCGGCAGACAGCGCGGCATGGCAGGTGTGGGATGGGCAGTACGCAAGCGACGCCGAGGTGATGAGTCCACCCGCGCGCCTGTTTGGACGGCTCAACATCATCAAGAATGCGTATCTCGCGTTGTTAGGGGCACTGGTGAAAAGCGGGGCGATTGTGAAGGGGTGAAGGGGTGAAGGGGTGAAGGGGTGAGCGGGCACGACGTTCCCACCAACGCCAAACCCCGATCCTCATCGAGAACCGGGGCGGGTCGCTGCGGGCGGGGCGGTGGAGGCGGGGGCTAGTGGGCGGGGGCTTGATAGGGGTATTCGGGGTCGGTCTCAAAGCGGGCGGCGGTCGGACGGCCGACGATCGGCGTGACGTAGGCGGGCTCAGGCTCCACGCCTTGGCGTTTGCGGGCGCTCTCAATCTCCGCGCCCATCACATTGTTATCGCCCTTGACCACCTTACGGATTTCATCAACTGACCAGCCACTGTAAACCGTTAGCTCAATGAGTGCCATTTTAGTTCTGTCAACCTTCAAACGCTCCATCCACTGAGAAGCCTCAGAGACGCGCTCGTCTGTCTGCGTCTGGGTTCCGTCTGCCGCCGTCTGTGCTGTTTTGCGTGACATAATATCATCGCCCGCACGATCGTCATCCTGGAAAGTCTTGACACGATCGTCGCGAAGCCCGTAGGCAGGCGCGCGCTGCTCATACCGATCACGCTGATATTCAACCGCCATTTGCCACCAGGATCGGAGCCATGGCATCACTCCCGGCGCGTACATACGAAGCAGATGTTGTGGCACATACCACAGCGCGATCAGCACACAGATCCAGGTTACGATATCGCCAAATGACATGATGATCCTCCTTTCGGTGCTGATCGCGAGTATAGCATATTACGCTTTCCAGTGCCATACGGCTTCTGGCGCAGCGGCCAGCAAGAAACCGAACACGAGCGCCAGCACGGCCCCAGCCGCTGGCGACATGCCCGGCGCGAGTTTGAACGCGGCAATGAGCATCTGCGCGGGCGGCGTTTCGGCGGCGCGCAGGGCCATCGGGAAAATGCCGCCGGCGTTGATCAGGGTGTCGAGCACTAGTGCCGCCGTGCTGATGTGGTTCGGACGACCGCCGAGCACCGGACGCTCTAGCCAGGTAAACACGACCTGCGACACAATCGCTGCTGCGATGGTGTATTCCAACCGAAGTTCCGGCCGCAGCACTTGCACCAGCTGATACGTCGTGAGGCAGGCCAGCCCCCATAGCAGGGCAGCGATTGGCTTGTTGAGACCGGGTGCCGTGCGCTGAACTGGCTCACTGCGAACCGGCGTGCGATCGTTGTTATTGGGGCGTTGCCTGATGTCGGTACGCGTTGGTTGCATTTTCTACCTCCCTAATGATGTCGGCGTGACCGGCGGTTGCTCTGGTGCTATCGCCCCGCTCGCAATGCCGAGGCTGAGACTCACGATGAGCGCGGTCACGATAAGTAGTCCAGTAATAATCGTCGCACCGTTTCCGACCTTTTCGTTCTCGGATTGAGAGAAGCGATAGATAACACACACGCCCCATCCGAGCGCCACGCCCCAAAGAAAAAAGCCCATGTTAGCCCTCCATCGTTTCAGGCTGTGTCAACTTCTTCACGGCGCGTGATATGGCCGATGGCTGAATCTTCAACGCCCGCGCCAGAGCGTTGCATCCAACCGCCGATCCTGCAACGACCAGCGTGTCAGCATTGTCGGAGAGTTGCGGACGCATGCGCAGATCGGCGATCTCTGTGTCACGCTGTTGCAGTGCGTTGCGTGTCCATTCCTTGAGCTGTTGCAGTTCCTGCAACGCTGTTTCACGCTGCGCCCGCACCTGCTCCATATCCGTTCCGATCTGTTGCAGGAGCATTGCGCCGCATTCCACCATCCGATAGCGGGCCGTAAAGGCAGTGAGGAACACGAACAGCAACGCCGGGAAGATCGCGCTGCTCATAATCGCCAGCAACCAGCCCGCGCCAGCTGCGCGAATCGTCGCGTAGGTCGTGCCGATGTCTTGCGCGGTACCGAAGTGATCGACACCTAGCGCGTAGTTGCCGCCCGTCGTGAGAATGAGCAGCGTGATCGTCAGCAGCATCAGCCGCTTACGCCACTGCGGAATAGCCAGTGTTGCCAGTTCCGCCCCGACGGCGCCAATCTCAAACACCAGCGTGGCAACAATGCCGCCCTCGCTACCATGGAATAGCTGCATTGCCTTGGCCGTGGCCGGGAGAGACACCAGCAAACAGGCGAGCGCGGCAAGCCCGAAGAACCAGAGTGCCAAGTCTTTTGATGGCTGCTTCATGTCAGTGTGTCTCCCAATACTCGATCGGATCCAGGCACCCACCCGGCCCCGGCACACTGCCCTCGCAGGGCACTGGCGCGCCGGGCGCTCCTAATTTGATATGTACGTGCGGCCCCGCCGTCGCCCCGAGCGTGCCAATCGTCGTGCAGGCGGCGATTTGCTGCCCGCCCGACACGTACACGTCGATCAGATGCCCGGCGTAAAACAGCGTGCCATCCTGAAAGCGCGCCTGGATGTACTGCCCGTAGCGCCCTGGATCGTCGTAGCGCCCAACCATCTCAACTGTTAGATCGAACGGCGCGAGCACCGGATCGCCGGGGCTGCCGACGAAATCATCACCCAGGTGCATCGCCCCATATTGCCCGCCCCAATAGGGCGAGCCGGTCGAATAGAAGCTGCTGCCCTCGGCGATCTGCATCGTGGTCGTGTAGGGGCATTTCGTACCAGCGTGTGTAGGCTGCTGCCCGTACCGCTCGCGCCACTGCCCAACCAGCGCACTCACCGCGTTCGTGTAGCCGCCCACATCGTTCTCGAAGCTCGGCGCGTAGACGGGGATAACCTGATCAACCGTGGAGAACCCCCGCCCGCCGATGTACTCCACGCTGATCAGCCGGTACCAGTCGTCGATCCCGGTGCGCCAGTTCGCGTAATCCCGCCAGCGCCCGTAGCACGTCGCGTAGCCCGCACAGCTGATATTCCCAATATCGTGCGTGGTCGAGCCATCGGGCTTCATGCCGTCCCAGCTTGGATTCGTGCCAGCGCTCGACTCATGCACGAAAAACGCGAGGGCGTAGGCCGGGTCGATCCCGTACGTCACGCCAAGGTCGTAGAAATCCTGTCCGCTACCGACCGCCGGGCTGCCGTAGCCACTCAGGACGGCGTTAATCTGCGCGGCGTTCAAGCTGGGTGCGCTCTGGAGCACGCCGATCGGTGCAACGCTGCCAGCGATCTGCGGCGCTGCGCTGACGGGCGCGGGCTGCGCGTCCAAGAAGCGCAGCGCCGCGAAGCCGCCAGCGAGCACCACGATCGCGATGAAATGCAGCGAGCGGGTCATCGCCACACCGCATTGCGCCGCTCATCTTCATTTGGCGCGCGCCGCCAGCGGTCTGACTTGCTGGTATCGGCGTTTGGGTCGAAATCGTAGCAGGCATACAGCAGTTCGCCATCGTCCCGACACTGCCCCATCGATCCATCGAACTCCGCATGCAGCCCGTCGCGCCAAATCTCGATATAGTTATGGTTCCACTGCTTCTTGATCTCATCGCGAGTATAGCCATAGGCCCACAATAGATCTTCAATCTGCTCCCAGATATAAGCTTGCCCAGCCTCAAAACGCGGCGCAGGGCTACTTGGATGCGAAAGTGACCAGTCTGTGTGTGCAGGCGGCTCATAGCCGCTATCGTCCCATCCCGTATACTCGGTTAGTGTCTCATCAGACTGCCGACGACCGAGTGCGAAGAGCACCAGCACCACCACGATGCCTCCAAGGATATACAACGTATTCATAGCCCCTCCCACATAGTCAACTGTACAATCGGCTTTGGCGGATTCGGTCGATCTTTCACCCAGCACCACTGCCACAGATGCGCGACAGGGATGCGAAAGGAACACATACGGCACTGCCATTTTTCGACACCCTCATCCCAGTCGCTGTGGTTGTTTCCACAAAAATGGCAGTGCGTGATGGTCATGGCGCACCCACTGATCCCGGCATCGCACCACCGCTGCCCGGCGTGTGACATCCGACGCGGGGCACGAACACCTGCCCCTCGGCACAGCCGCCCGATCCGCGATTGGCGTAGCTCTCGGCCTGTGCCGCGCTGATCGTCGGAAGAACAATCGCGGCCGGCAGCGCGGGCTTGTCGGGGTTGTACGCGTTTGGGTCGGGCGCGGGCGCGCTCTGGGCGGCAACCGCCGTCGCGTACAGCGCATCGGCCTCGGCGTCACTATTGGCCACGTTCGGGTTGCTGATCGGCGCGGCGGCTGGCGCGGGGTTGGTGGTGGTGCGCCCGCCGCCGGTTGTGATTGGGCGTTGCGTGGCAATGATGACGGTGGTTGGCGCGGGCGCATAGCTGCTCAGCGCCTTCTGGGCGTAGGGCAGCGCGCCGATGCCCAGGAAGACCGCGACCACGATCAGGATGAGGACCAGCAGCGTGCTCAGGAGGTTGCCCCGGCGTGGCTCGTCGCTTGAGCGGTAGACATGATAATAGCGGTCGTGTGGGAGGTTGCGTTTCATAGTATACTTTCTCCGATCTGATAACTGCTACACGGTTCGAAGATCACCCGGCTCGGGCGCGGTTGCAACGCGCTCGGGCCATTACGATTTCGCCAATGGAAGGGTCGATACCTTAAACAGCGTGCGGCGCTGGCGCTGGCGAAACTCTGCTTCGATAACCTGCGTCTCAACCGATTTCGCGGCCTTGTGCCGGTTCAGCGTGCGCTTCGAAAGCCCCGTGCGCCGCACCGCCTCATCAATATCGATCCACTCCTCAGGATCGGCGGGCGTGTCTGTCATATGTCCTCCTTTCTGGCATAACCGTTGTGACACCGACATTCTACACCCGCCCGACTCGCCTGTCAAAACGCTCCACGCCGCCCGCCCTGCTGGCACCGTGGGGTCATCGTGGGGCTTCTGCCTTGTCTGCCACCGCCAGCGCGGCGTACAGGCGCCCCCAGGCGGTGCTGTCGGGGCCTGCTGCCAAGAGTCGCGCGGCCACTGCGACCGCGTGGTCGGCCGCGCCGCGTGCGATAGCGGCTTTGCGGGCGGTCTCGGCCTGGTCAAGCGCGTCAAGCAGCGCCAGTACCACGTTCCAGCCGAGCGCGACATCCATATCGGCAGCGCTGGCGGCGTCAGCGGTACGCCGAAGGTAGTCACGTTGTTGTTGTGTCATCATTGCTTTTCTCTTTCAGCGGCGCATCGTAGGCGAACAGTGCGTCATCAATGGTGCCGTTGTCGTGCGTGCGTGCGGCTGCGACGACCGCCAGCGCACGATTAAATCGAATGTTCAGCGGCGCGCCGGGATGATCGACCATTGCCGCAATGTTCCATAGCCGCAACATGCTGTCTTCGCTGGCGTCTTCTTGAAAACACATACGTGCGACCGCCCGCAGCATCGCGTAATCGGCAAGCGCTGCCGCCAACTCCCTCCTGAGCCGCGCCAGCTCCCCCGCGCCCGCCGCCGGGTCGCGCAGCAGGCGCACCATCGCCACCTGTGCCTCTTCCTCGTCCGAGGGATGCCCGTGCAGCAGCGCGGTGCCGGCGTCGCGCCAGAGGGCGACCGTGCTCTCGGCGGCAGCCAGGCGGGCGCGGAGGTCGGTGATCGTGTCGGCAGTGGAAAGCTCAACTTCAGTGCTCATGAGGGCGCCCCCGTCCAGTGATCGACGGGAGCCGTACTATCACAGTAATACACCCACGGTCCTGGTTGCGTCATGTATCCATATGCTGCGCGGAACTCGTTATGGGAGTTAAAAATGCGCACCTTCGCATCGGTGGGGATAGCACACGGCGGACAGTACTCCTCCACAACTATCCGATCAGGAGTGACGAGCACGACATGCACCCAAAACGAATACATCTCGTGAAAACGATCTCCGACTTGCGGGTGATCGAAGTGATACGCTGTTCGTATCTTTGTCTCTTCTAAGTTCATGCGAGATCCCCTCCTAAGCTCAGCATGACGTAGCCCGCATTGAGCCACGGCCCGCCGCGCAGGATGTGCGTGATGCGGCGGCAGAGGGTGCGGCCAGTGTAGGCTTGCGGGCGTGCAACCGCCCACGCCTCATCAATATCAAGCTCAATGTCTGCATCCGCGAAAAGCTGAATAGCCTTATCATTGTCATATTCGCACAGCAGCAGCGTATCGCCAACCGCGAAGCCGCGATCATCCTTGCGCAGCTCAGCGGTCTTCGTGCCGTCCCAGAGCGATGCGAAGTGTTCGGGGGCGACTTTGAGGTCGTGTTCGGTCATATCGAATCTCTCAGTGCCGCGCGGACGCGGCGCATGGCCTGGTATCGCCACGGTGTAACACCGAACCGTGATCCGACCTCCCATAAATACCCATAAAACCTACTGCTGTCTGGCGTGGCGTTTGCTGGGTAGCGCCGCTCGGTGATAGTTGCCAAAATAGCCCCGCCGTCTCTTAGTCGTTCTTTCAATATCCATGTGTTCGACCCGTTGTGGTGCCAGGTCGCTCGCACTAATTGCTCACTTGTCATCGTTCCTTCTTCATTGTTTCCAGAACCCGCCACACCGCCAGCACAGCCAGCAGGCGACACCATCCCAGCGGCAGCGCACGGTCGGCGTGGGCTGCGTACAGCGTGGGCACGGCGGGCCATCGGGCGAGCGGGTCATTGCGGGAACTGATCCCATGTGCGGCCATTGAGCAGGCGACCGGCGGCGTGCTTGCCAACGCGCAACGAAGCATTGCAGTAATACAAATCCTCGGTGTGTGGCACCCGTCCGCTATCCCATACATGAATGCGGGGATGTGGCCACGTTTCACCAGGGTCGAACGCGGCCCCGTTATCAAGTGAAAATGGTTCACCATCATTTGACCATGCTGGCACGTACTCGCCCCACTGTTTGAAGAAAAAGGCAACCCCTGCGCGTTCGCAGTCCATTTGCAAGCATTGCGCCCATTCCTTGCGGATCGGGCGTGCGCCGTGGCCGCTCTCGCCACCTGCAATCACCCAATCAATCGCGCGCAGCGGCGTAAAACCGCTATCCCAACTTTCGGTATCTCCACGCGGATCAATCATGCCCGCCTGAATATCGATGGGGTATTGAGGCTGTCCCAATCCCCAAGCAGCCTTGTTCAAGTCGAGTGCCCCCAATAGCGGCTCACAGCTCAGGAACCGCACCTTGGCAGGCGTGCGTAGCAAGTGCGGGATGCGCTTGTCGGCTTGTTCCTGGTTTTCAACTGAGGTGCCCAGCCACACGTTGTCAGGCATGCGCCCATTCCAGAGCGGTGAAAGCATCTTGAGAACGTTCTCCGGTCGCTTGGTCAGGAGCAGCCAATCAAGGTGCGGAGTTGTTTCGATCAGTCCCCACAAGTTTGTGCGCGGCCATTCCAGTTGCGGGTGCTCCTCAAACACGTCTGCCATTGAGGCACAAAACACACGACGGCGTATGCCTTCGGTTGCGGCTTGCTTATCCCATTTGAGCGGCTGCTTCCAATAGTTTGCCGACATCATCCGCCGATCGGTCGTTTTCGCTGGGCCCCACACGTTGTGCCCGTACCGATTCGCCAACGTCTCCGCATAGCAGTGCTCGCACCCCGGCGATACTTTGATACAGCCCCACCAGGGATTGAAGGTGTGATCCGTCCATTCGATCGACGAGTTCTGCATGGTCGTGCTCTCGCTCTTTCTGCTTTTCAGCTTTCAATTATCGTTTCGCCCGCCCGCGTCCGCCGCCCGCCGCAGATCCGCGACGGTCAGCGCCACGTCATCGAGCTTCACTACGATATCGGCGTCACGCATCGGCGCGTCGCGAGCGGCCATCTGTGCCAGCATGAGCGCCGACCATCGGGCGAACGGTGCGAGGGCGGCGCACAATACGCACAGTTGCTGATATGTCGCCTCATGGCGTTCTCTCGCGGTCTTTGTACCAACATCATCTCTCATGTCCATTTCCTCTCTCAGCTAAACGATACTCGCGCACATCCCCGCCGCCCGCCGCCGATCCGCGCTGGTCAGCGGGTGTTGACATTGCGTTCACAGCCCGGCGCGTGTCCGAACAGCCAGTCACCGCAAATCGGACATTGATACACGTTACGATGATAGCCATCGCCGGGGATACTGCGCATCACACGGCGGGCGGCGGCTGCCGATCGGTAGTGCCGCTTGCGGAGGTGGTTCGCCTCGGCCTCGGCCTGCTTGCGTGCGGCGCGTTCCTGTGCGGCGCGTTGCGATCCCATGGGCGCTCCTTACAGCGTCTTTGCTTTGTCGCTGTCCTTCTGCCGATCAGATTCAATCATAGCCTTCAGATCTGCGAACTCGCGTGCGTCGAGTGCCTTTATATCTTCTCGGATATCCACAAAATCCAGCTTCACACGACTGCGCTGGAGTGTGAAGCCGCGCCGTGCCATGAACCATAAAAAGAAGTCAACAACATAAATCTGGGCGGATACCCAGTTGGGAAGGTCGAAAAGCATGCGGTCGTACGCGTCCTTCTCTTTCGCCTGACGGCGTGCGACCATTTCGCCCACAATCCTGAATATCCGCTTCGTATCGTGGAAGTCACGAAGCACAGGCGGCAGATACGCGCCGCTTGAAAGCCATTCTTCCATCACCCTACTCCTCTCAGCTAAACCGATACTCCCGCACATCCCCGCCGCACGCCGCCACGAGCAGCAGCGCCGCCTCGGTCCAGCGCGACTCGGGGCGACTCATTGCGTGTCGCCAACTTCTATCAACCGTAAATCAAAATGAGGATACCGAAAGCGGAATAACTTTTCCTTCAGCCTGAACTCTTTCGTTCGTGCGCCTTTGACATCCTCAACCACATCGATGCCAACCTGCGGCCCGCCTGTACGAAACTCCGTGTAGCGGAAGTCGGCCTCATACGTGATCGCCCGGTGCTTCACGCCGCGCTGATCGCGGAACGCGGGCTGGAGTTCGTAGGTCGGGTGACAGGTCAAATCCTCAATCTGACCTGAGAGCTGAATAAGCTTCAGTTGTTTGTAGCGCTCGCCCTCGGCCAAGCTATCGAACTCCCAGCCGTCAATCTCGATCTTCGTGTTGCCGTACTTCGCTCGCTTGGTGTGCTCGCGATACTCTTCAACAGTCATTGATTCATATACTGTCATCTCTGCTTTCCCCGCTTCCGCTCAATCCCAACCTTCACACCCGTGACTGCCTGCAGCTTCAGCAGCGCCTTTGCGACATCGGCCTCTGTCTCCAGCGACTGCGTCCGTGCGCGCTCGTCGGCGCTGATCTGGCGTGCGAGCCGCTGCGACTCGGCGCGGGCCTGTGCGAGGCGCGCAGCCGCCTTGGGGTCAACGGTGCGGGCTGCGCTGTCCGCTGCTGCTTTGGGTGAATACTCAAAATCTTCGATCTTCATCGCTCGTCCTTCGTTCGTCATCGTGCCCCAGCGCGGTCGCGGTCGGCGCGGGCGGGGCTGTGTTCTTATGTGTGTTCTTGACCAGACTCATGCAGATCATTTGAGACACACACGGAAGAGAGAAAAACGCAGTAGGACGCGGAAAGCGGGGTGTTGTTTGGGGGCTGATCAGTTCAGATCAGGCGGAAGAGGGATTTCCTAAACCCCGTCTCAGTTCCGTATCTCATACACCCTGCGCCGCATTCCAATGCCGTATGTTCCGTGTGTGTTCTCCCTGCTCAATCGCGTGTGTGTTCTAAAGTGTGATTATCAGGTCGGTTAAGGTTTTTTAACGTTTCGTTCTCGTAGCTCAATGGATAGAGCCGCGTTCTCCTAAAACGCAGATCAGAGTTCGAATCTCTGCGAGGACACCACTACCAGTCCCCACTGATCATATCGAACGAACGTTGCCATCCTTTGCCGATACTTTGTTTTAACTCCGAAATCTCACTCTTCAAATTAGCACGATCCTCTTTAGACATTCCACGCTGCTGAGATAGCTCAGTAAGTGCCTGTATCCGATCCTCCACTTGCTGGCGGATCGGGCGATCAGGTGGTGTATACGGAACGTGGTTTTTATTTGTGAGCGTCCCTGTATATCCCAGTGACTTGATAAGCTCCGTCTCTTTGCGCAGTGCAATCTTCGGATCGTCTGTCTCGAATACATAGCTTATCTGAACTTGCTGGCGCTTATCCCATATTCGATGAATAGCGCGGCACTTGTTACAGTAGCAATCGCGACGGCTTGCTTCTTTTAGATGTGTCTCGGCCCTGTCGCCCTTGCCCTTGCCGACGTAGAACACATCCCCGTTGGGCCATGCCAAGGTATAAACAAAGTGCCCACTAGGTCGTGGGGGGACGCTGTACGGGATTTTCTTGCGTGGCATGTTGTGCCTCTATAAGTCGCGCAACTTCGCGGAGCGCGAACCGGATAGCGGCGGATCGGGTCGTTAGTCCGTAGTGCCTCCTGATCAGTTCCAGGTCTGTTTCGGACTGCTCATCGAGCCGTATCTGCTTACGTTCCATTATACACCCTCTGTACACCTCCGTCAATCACCAGTATACCACGCATGTCAAGTCCCTGTCCTCCTGCTCTCTTCCATCGCATCCACGGCCGCGCGCATCGCGGTCATACGTCGGCGGGCGTAGAGGCGCATCGTGGTATCGATGTCGGCGTGGCCGGCGATGTTCTGCACGGCCTTGGCTTCGCCATGCGCAGCCAGGTCAGTGAGCGCGGTGCGGCGCAAATCGTGCGGGGTGAGATCGGCGGGCAGCAGCAGCGCATCGGGGGCGTGCTCTCTGCGCAGCTGCTTGTTGATGCGGGTAATGAGATACCCAAAGCTGCGATTGAAGTTCGACAGTTGGATCGGCGTGCCGGCCTCAGAACAAAACAGCAGCCCGAGCGGGTTCCAGTGAATGATGGGGATGGGTTTTCCGTCGCGTGTGGCCTGCTCAGCGGCGCGCTGCTGCGCGATACGCGCCTCGGTGGCTACTTCCTTCACGCGGCGCGCTAACCGCTCCTGGAGGTCGGGAGTAAGCGGCAGATCACGCGCCTCTTTGGATTTGACGATCCCGATTACGGTCGCGCGCCCCTCGCCCTCTTTGATGGTTTGTTCAATTGACAGCACATCATCGTGGATATCCTCGCAGCGCAACGCCAGCAGCTCGCCGCGCCGGGGGCCAAGCATCAGCGCAACGTGATACAGTGCCTCGTGGCGCATGCCCTCGACCGCGTGCAACAGGATCGCCACCTGCGCGGGTGTGAGTACCGTGCCGCTCACGGCGTCAACCGGCCAATCGGGGATGGTCTCGGCTGGATTGGTCGTAATCAGCCCCCAGCGCTTCGCGACATTGAGCGCGTTGCGGAGCACTGCCTTGACGTGGTTGATCGAGCGCGCCGAGAGCCCATCGTCGGCCAGCTTGCCCTGCATCATCTCGATCGCCCGCGCGTCGAGCACTTCGAGGGCAATATCACCAATGTGCGTGG